TTTACCTGCATCCGTGCATCATTGACCATCTGATATGCTTTGGACAGATTGTCGCGAACTACACGGTATGCCTTGATTGCATTATCAGACAGCCCCCTTTCCTTAAGCTCTTTCACCGTATAGGCGTGCCCTGCAGCGTCCCCTTCCCAGAGGATTTTTGCAACATCCTCACGATCTTGACTATTCTTTGTGTAGAAATTGAAGCGTTTTACAGCCCCGGCGTATTCATTGCGCAAGTGCTCCTGCTCGCTGTACGCCTTGCGTCCGAGCCCATAGAAGAACTTGACCGCCTCATTCTTACGTGCCACTTGGCGAACCGACTTGGCCCACATATCAAGCACGTTGAGATTGTCAATCGGATTTACCCGGCTGCCCTTAGCGTCTCTCTGTTCGACATTCGAAGCAAGCTTCACATCACCCAGGCCGACCAGGTTCATCACCGCATTTATAATGCGCCTCGGTGCTCCGGCCGGTTCGTGCTCTTTGTCAGAATTGTCAAGCGATAATTTTGCATCAGCTAATGGTTTACCTGCTGCCGTCATAATATGCTTACCATTACCAGTTACCCGGAATACCGGCCGGCCCTCTGCATCAACAATGTCACGAGCCAGTGCGCCAAACGCACGAGTCATGCTGTCGCGCTGAGAAGTGGTGAGGCCGGCTGCAGGCGTATGGAAGAATTCATGGAAGCGATCCATCATATCCTTGATCCATCCAATAACACGCTGAGCAAGGCTACTATTTTCGCGTCCAAGCTGCTTAAGCATAGGGACGCGACGATAAACATCAACCATAGAGTCAGCCAGCATTTCCTCTACAGCGTCATCTGCATTAAGGCCCGGGCGTGCTTTCTGATATTCGGCAATCTGTTTAGACCAGTATGCATCATCCGTGCTGGATTTGATGTGGTTGACGATCTTAGCGTAGATATCGGGGTTGCCTGCCTTCATCCAGTGGAAAGCCTCATGCCAGAATACGAAAGAAAGACCGGTGCTTGGGTTAGCCTTCAGATAGGTTACACCGTTTGCGTACCGTCCGCGTATCGGCCCAGTATTGCCACGGAAGAACCGCACCGGAACGCCCATCTTTCTGCCAAATTCAGCAATGGCTTTCTGCTGGCTGCTAAGTTCATGGTCCGGTATAATCTCTGCGTTGGCCCATGCTTTTTCAAGTGCTCTATTATTGTAGCGATTATCGCCAGTAGTGTACTTCGGTGCCGATGTGGTTCCGTCATCAGGTATAGTTCCTACAATGATATGGTCATTGCTATGATTTTCCTTCTTTCCATCTTGCTCGGATTTATTGCTCTGCAGATCATCCAGCTCTTTCTTGATTCTTGCCTGTTCAGCTACGGCGTCATTCAGTTCCTTCTGCTGCTTGAACGGTTCTTTTAGCTGCTGTTCCAGCCCCTTCTGCCGTGCTTCGTGGCTGGAAAGTTCGCTGCGGATACCTTCAAGGCGCTTATCTATACCGCCGTTAATGACGTTTTCCATTGCCTCAAGGCTTACGCCGCTGATAGGATATGAACTCTTCCCAACAAGCTGAATGGTGTTGCGGCCATGAGCAGCTACGCCATTACCGGCATTTACTGTGTAGGTATAATCGTGGCGCATATGGATTTCCAGCCCGCCAATCTCACCTACCTTTTTGCTTGCGTCGTCCTTATATGCTTTATCAATTTTTTCTAACGCAGCTTTGGCCTCAGCCCGCTTGGTATATGTTTTATCGCCAAGAACAACCTTGAAGTCATTGCCACGAGTAGGTGTGACGTTTTTGGCGTCTTTCTCTACTCGGCTAATGTTTTCCTTGATTTCCTTGATCTGGCCTGGCAGCAGAGAAAGCGTATGCTCCATAGAACGGCGTTCGTTATTATACGAGCGTGCCAACGACTGGAGCTTGGTTACCTTTGCATTGGCTTTTACGATATCTGCCATCAGCGGATTATCCATTGCTGCAGCCTCAATCTCTCCGAAGCTGGCCGAGTTGTTGCTGTTGATGTCATCCATCTCGTCCGCTTCAGGATCGCCACGCATAACCGAGTCAATCATCTGCTGCTTATAGCGGACTTTATCCCACATGTTAGCATCAAATGATCCCTCTGTTACGTAGGTAAAGATTTCAACCTCCGGGTTTTTGTTTCCGGCGCGCAGGATACGTCCTTCTCGCTGCTCAATATCTCTAGGCTTCCACGGGCAGTCAAGATGGTGCAGCGCAATCAGATGGTCCTGGAAATTTGTTCCTGCGCCCATCATCTCGGTTGAACCAATGAATACGCGGATCTCTCCATTGCGTACCTTATCAAACAGTTCCTGACGCTGCTTGACGTTATGCGCGTCATGGACGAATGCGATCTTATTCTCCGGTATTCCCCGGCGAATAAGATTATCTTTGATTTCCTGATAGATGATTACGCTTTTAGCGTCTACATCATCAGTATTGCTGTTTTCCCCTTCCTCCTTATCAGTTTCCTTCTCAGCTTTTGGCGTACCAATATCCGAGAAAATGAGCTGTGCCCCTTGCGGGTCGCTGCTGTTTTTATACCGGTCAGCCACTACATCGGCAATTGACCGTATCTTTGCCCCGGCTTCATCGGCCGATATTGTATGATCAACCAGACGCATATCAAGTGAAGCGTTGCGGAAGTCGCTAGTGAGCTTCAGCATGTTATCCTCGGTAGGTTTTACGCTGCGGCTATGAATAGCTTCAGCCCTATGGATTAACTGCTGCTTGAAATTTTTGAAAGCATTCGATGCTTTTACGCTTACTACTGTACGCTGGCCGCCTTTAAGCTTCGGTCGTTTCAAATAGGGAATGTCATCCGGCATCTTGATATCTGCAAATGAACGGAACAATTTCCCCAACGTTGACAGATTGGTAAATTTCAGTTTATCAACCATACGGAATCCGTCCCCACTCGGGTTCGGTTCAGTTTCGGCCAATTTGCTGCCGAACATAGCGGCCCAGCTGTCGAAATGTTTCAGGCCAAGGTCATCCAACTTATCCATGGACAGATAGCGCTGCATGGTATACATCTCGTTCATGGTGTTAGATATCGGCGTACCGGTAGCAAATACTACACCGTGGCCGTTACGCATACGGGATAGATATCTCGTCTTGACAAACATATCCATAGAGCGTTTAGACCCGGTAGTGGAAACCCCGGACAACCTCCCCATGCTCGTGTGGAACACAAGGTTCTTGAACTTGTCCGCTTCATCAACAAAGATTTGGTCAACACCAAGTTCCTCAAACGGTATAACGATTTCTTTCTTATCTTCGCTTATATCTCGCTTGAGTTTATACTCAAGATTGGCCTTAGCATTTTCTAGATCCGTAACGTTGCGCTTAGACATTTCGCTGCCTTTTGCTTCACGGATTGCCGCCTCAAGCTCAGCTACTTCCTCTTTATAAAACTCATTGTACGATTCAGGAGACATTGGAATATTGCCGAACATCTGGTGGGATATAATAATACCGTCCCAATCCTCAGTAGCAATACGGGAAAGTGCAGCCCGGCGGCGAGCCAGACGCTCTTTCTTTTTGGCAATGCTCTCGGTTGTTGTTTTGGTTGCTTTTTTATTGCCTGCCTCTTTATGCTTTGTTGTGTCAAGCTTATCGTCAAAGCTATCGTTAACCTTAGCGCCTGGCAAATCTTTAGATGTAAGCACCAGCAGTTTTGCATTCGGATAGGTTTCGTAGAACTCCTTGCGGAACTGCTCAACGATATTATTCGGAACGACATACATTGGCTTACGGCAGATACCTACTCGCTTCATCTCCATGCCGGCAATCTGCATCTCCCACGTCTTGCCTGCACCTACGCAGTGCGCGATAAGCGTGTTGCCTCCCTGCATGATACGCCAGATAGCGTTCTTCTGATGCGGGTACAGCTTTTCACGCACATGTGATACCAGGCCGGGGAATGTAAGGGGAGCTTCCATCATACTGGCGCTCTACATCACTGTTGAACAGCTTATTGTAGGTGTCGAGCAGATCAGTCTTTCTCTTCTCATCGGTCCATAACCATTTACCGAACTCATCCTGAATGTCCTGTGCTTTCTGGTTAAGGGCTGCAGTAGCCCCTTCGTCTGTGTATTTATGGCCTTCACTATCAGTACCGGTTACTACGATATCTTTCATGCCAAGTATGCGCTCAAGCAAATCGCGGAAGTCCATTTTCCTGGATCCCCATTTATTCGTCATTGCCGTTTGGTCAGCGCCCCAGGTATTCTTGCCAATGGACCATCGTCCTGTGATACCGTCTCGAGACACATCGAACTTCTTTCCTACCATGTGGGCAGTAAAGTCACTGATTATCTCCGGGGAAATCCACGGTGCTCCAAGATGAGCGTTAATATCCGTTTCCTTCATATCGGCCGGCTGAACACGTTTAAGAGCCTCTACATTATCATGGTAGGTTGGGTCAGTTTTCGCGGCCATCTCTGCCTGCGCCAATTTCAGACGTACGTTACCAGACAAATATTCTTCAGCCAGTTTGTAGGTGCTGTCAGCCGGATCATGGTACAGCGTACCTTCCAGTGACTTTACAACGTCATCCTCGGTCTGCCCGAGAAGATTTGCCATGTAGGGGATATCTACCCGGCCATGCTGCGATATAGATACCGCCAGTGCATCCTCAGGCGATGCAGCAGATGTAGCTTCTGTGATTGCTCCGACTGTGCGCTTAGAGAAAATATCCGTCTTAGATGCAGTTTCTACTTTTCCTTCTTTCTTATATTTCTCAACCGCAGCCGTTTGCCCATACATCGGATCGTCGCTAAGATAGCTGGCATTCGTCTGCTTATTGACGTATCCATGCTTAGCGACAAAAGAGTCGTAAACTTTGTTTAAATCATTGCGCAGCTTGGCAATAACCGTGTCAGTTGCTTTCGGATCAATCTGTGCTCGGAGAACACTGTTTAGTGCAGACCGGAGCTGGCAGAAATCTTTTACCAGATTCTGTTTTGCTTTAGGAACCGGGGTGTTTACGCCACCGATATTCTGGTATGCCTTGCCATCTTTCGTAAGATAGGCGTGGTCGCGCGTTCCAGCTTCAGCCAGGAACGTATTGTCCGCTTTTACTGTATCGTGCTTCTTCCCACGAACCGGATCAAATATTTCTTTAGGCATCTTGTTCAAGCACTTCTGCAGATCCTTGGCTACATCTACGCCTTCTCCGTCAAGGCTGAGACGATCGTTGCTGCCATACATACCGCTAGCCGTTACCTTGCCAAGCATATTCTCCGGGTGTTTCTTGTAATATTCATTGATCGGTACGCGTGTCGGATATCCGCCGTCGCGCGTATAAGTTTCGTCAACATCAGACCATTTCTGAGCATAAGGAGCTGGCTTTTTAGGATCCATGCGTTTCTGGAACACCATAACATCTGTGGTAATTTGCGTGCCTGCATTCTGCTGGAACGTATTGCTGGAAGCTTTATGGCGCCAATCAGATCAGCCTTGCGGCCAAGTTCTGCTCGTACAGCTATAGCTTCACCCGCCTCGCTCTGCATTGTGCCTGGTCCGGTAATGAATACCAGCAGCCCGCCAGGACGAACCTTATCGATGCTCTTTGCGAAGAAATAATTATGGATCAAATAGCCGGCTTTTTCACCACTGGAAGTTTTCTCATAGGCCGGGTCATGCAGTTTGATGGATCCGAACGGAATATTAGAAATAGCCAGGTCGAAGAAATTATCCGGCAGACTGGTTTCCTCATATCCGCCTTCATGGATATCGGCCTTCTGGTACAACTGTTTGGCAATCTTAGCCGTAAGCGGATCAAGCTCTACTCCGTGCAGGTTGCTGCCGGCCATCATTTCTTTTGGCATCATGCCGAAGAAATTTCCTGTCCCCATAGAAGGATCCAATACGCGGCCGGACTTGAAGCCAAGACGCTCTACGCCTTTCCATATCGACTTGATAACGTCCAGCGGGGTATAGAATGCATTCAATGCAGCCTTAGCCGCTGCGTCATATTCTTCTTTGGTGAGAATTTCGTGGAGCTCTTTGTTTTCCTTAGACCATTTCGGGTCATTAGAAAACGCCGACTTTACAGGACCCCAGCCGTTAAATCCGGCCAGCACGTCCTGTTCAGACGGCGTTGCTCTGCGCCCTTCTGTCTCCAATTGTTTCAGGAGCCGAATAGCGGCAACATTATTCTTATACTTGGTTTTTTCTCCACCATCGCCCAGCTTAGTAACTCGGGAAATATGGTAATTTTCGCCTGGAACCTCTTCCGGCTTTTTCCCGTTCAGTACAGGTGACTCAGTTCTTCCTGCGCCATCTCCTGTGCGATCATCCGTGCTGCCCATTCCTTCTGTGCTGCGTCCTCCGGACTTTCCGGTTTCCCCATCTGTTCCAGAATGGTCTGCTTCATTTCGTGACTGTGTTCCTGATTCGCTTCCACCAGTTTCGACATTTCCTCGATCGCGGATTTCTCCCCCGATTTCATTAGTTCCTCGTACCGTTCCGGATTCCACGTTGCGATGTCCAGGAGCAGTGCTTTCGCCTTCGCTTTCGTTTCGTCGCTCATTTCCATGGTTGCCTTCCTCCTTCATATCAAAGAACTTCTTAATACCATTATACGACGCTTCAATCATCGGAGTAAAGCGAGATTTATTGGCTGCAGACATACGACCGGTTATTTCTTTGGTGATGCTTGTGAGGTCGGTATCTCCGTGTTCGTAACGTGCGCCTACAGCCTTTGTGATTGCCATTGCGTGAGACTCGTTAAAGTCCACACCAGCAGGCCACGTCTTGATAGTTTCAAGGATAGCCGGCGCCCACGGAGTTATCGAATCGCCAAACTGCTGGTGCATTTTTGCCAGCCATTTTTTAGCGGTGGTGAATCCGTCTTTAATGTATACCATGCCCAGCTTCAATCCAAGCGTATAGACGCGCGGATTGAATACCGGGTTTACGCTGATCTTAGAAAGTTCTTTTGCCAGTTCCTTCTCAAGCCGTTCCCGTTCTGCTGCCGTGTTATCGATCCCGGCCGGAGCGGAAAGTTCCTCATTGCCAGATTCCTCCGGGGTAATGCCTAGAGCATCATACATTTCCCGGTCAGCGTCATCGACGGATCCAAAAATACTTTCGTCTTTGTCTTTTTTGCTGTCCTTCTTCGCTTTCTTCTTAGCTGCCTTCTCATCCTTTATATCAGTGAGTGCTTGGTTGGCGTATGCCTGTACCTCCATACACTGGTCGTTCGATATAGTACCGTCCCATCTGTCTTTATTGGCATCGCCCATAACCTCTAAGAGCTTATGCTTAACGTCATATTCTCCAATTTTACGGGATCTATATTTAGCTGTAATATCGTCAACCTTGTCATGGTACTTTCTGACTATAGCCCTAGAAGATTCACTGTCAATATCAGTACGAGATATTTTACTATCCTGTACTTCATGATTCGGCTGTACGCCCTCTGAGGCATCTACTTTACTGTCTTTGGGCGCTTGCACAGATTGTTCGCCATCGCTCGCTTCAGATTTGGAGCCTTGGTTGTTATCTTCTGTATTGGTCCCCGTCTCGGATGTGGTCTGCTCACCCTCATCCCTGCTGCTCTCATTGTATAATGCTGATCCGATGGCCTTGATTTCATTAAGCTGCTTGGGGCGAATAACTGCTTTGCCAGTTCTACTCCCTCTGCCACCTTTTCCTGATACGCTTCCTGATTCGAGCCCTTTGACTTTGCTCGCGATCCCTTCGAGTCCATTGATAGCTGCCTCCCTTATCTCATAATCCATAACTTCATCTGGACCAACCTGAACGCCATACATCGGATCAACATATCCGTTACTAAGATGATCCTCTGCAGTCTGTTTCAGATACGCATTCAGCGCGGCCTTATTCGGTACACGACCACCATTAACTGCAAGCATATCGCGATACCACTTGTAGTTAAGTGATCCTCCGCCAACAAAGTTCCTTGTTGCGTTCCCATTCTCGTCAATGATAGCCTGACGCGGAATAACTCCCTGCTTCATCTGACCACGAAGCACGTTCATGTAATCGCTGATTGCCTTACTACGTTCATCATACAGCTCTTTAATAATATCTGCAAATCCAATTTTAGAATTTTCAAACGTATCATTGACATAGTTCATGAACATCTTCTCATTATCGGTGAGGTTAGATTGATCATCCGTGTGAGCAGTTGCGTTCATAGTATCTTGACCATTCGCTGATGCATGAGTATCCATATTATTTGCCGCACGCATATCAATGCGTTCCTCCGCTTTGGCAATAGCCTTGCGGCCACCATGACTGAGCTCGTCTTTGAACGTCTCTCCCATTGACTCACCGCTTGTAACCATCTGTTTGAGCAGATTCTTACCCAGGCTTACGCGGTCACCAGCAGACATAGCATTAAGCTCGTTCGCTCTGTCTGCAACACGATCGGCATTACTCACCAATGCTGCTGCCTGTGCTTCTGTATTGCTCGGCATAGGTATCGCACCATTGGCCTGTGGTGCCTGCTGAATCGATGGCTGCTCGATATTAGGCTGATACTGATCAATCGTCGATTGTGCTGCTGCCTGCGGTACACTGGCATTTACTGGATGCAATGGTTCCTGTGTTGACGCTCCTTGCTGCTGATAAGAAACATCCTGTGCTGCAACAGGTGCATTGTTCTGCATTGGTTCTGGCGCATCATTAGTCTGCTGATCCGTAGCCTGCACCTGCTGCGGCGCGGATAAATCAACCTCTTGGCTAATCTGATCCTGTATCTGGTTATCTATTTGCTGATTAGCTGCAGGATTAATTCCAAGACGTTCCTCGGCTTTAGCAATGGCTTTTACACCGCCGTGACTGAGCTCATCCTTGAAGGTTTCGCCCATGGATTCGTTACCCGTAACCATCTGCTTGAGAAGCTTCTTGCCCAAGGCGGACTGTTCGGATGCAGGCATGCTTTCAAGTTCGTTCATACGGTTCTCGATAGGATTGGCAACAGTGGGCAGGGCTGCAGACTGATAATCGGTGCTTTTCGGTATCGATATCGTTCCGCTGTCCTGCTGCTGATGCTGGATAGTCGGTGCCTGCTGCTGGCCAACCGCAGAAGCTGACTCCGGTGCAGCCTCAGTCGTGCTGTCAGTCGCCGACTGCGACGTAAGTATCTGTGCCGTCTCCTGCGGGAGCATCTTATAGATGGACTGCAGGTCGTGGTTGTTCAAGGCGTTCTGCAGGGAGATAGCCCGGAACAGTTCGTCTCCGGTCATAACGTCGGACGGGAAATTTATTTTTCCCCTAGCCATGTTCTCTATGACCGCGCGCTGTACCTCCGATACCTGCCCATTGGCTATCATCGAATGTGCTGCCATCTGCCTAGCTGCTTCTGCCTGCCTGGCTGCAGATTGTTGTGCTGCCTGCTGCGCGGCCTGCTGGGCTGCGGCCTGTGCAGCACGTGCGGCTTGTGCCTGTCTCTCGGCATACCGCTTGCCCGCATCAGATTGGAAATTACCTGCGTTGTTGGCTGCTGGCGTCGGCGGTGTAGATACCCTGGTATCATTCTTCGCATTCGTCACCTTAGCGGTCAGGAGCTGTGTGGTCTGTTCCGGCAGCATGTTGAATATGCTCTGTAGGTCGTTGTTGTCTATGGCCTGTTGTAATACATTGGCACGTGCGATATCGGCTTCTGCTGAGTTATCCGTCGGTACCATCACCATGCTCTGAGCCATCTGCATAACAGCTGCCTGCTGTTCTGGTGATACCTGTCCGCTGGACACCAGTGCCTCGGCTGCTGCCTGATTCTGAGCCTGTTGCTCCGGTGTTAGATCAAGCTTAGACAGATCAACTTTCGGCATAGATGCTTTTGCCGGACCAGGAGCAGCGCTGCCGTTACCGAGACCGCCTTTATATCCGCCAAGGTGCAGATGATATCCGCTTCCAACATCATGGAAAAGCACTTCTTCAAAAGCGCCCGTATCCTTGAACATCTGCAACACAGACTGTGCCTGTTCGTCCGTCGTTCCATCCGGCAGTACGATATCGACAGCATCGCCGCCATCGCCGCGATCAATATGGTAACTGTTCTCCACACCGCCGACCTCGGCGTTATGCTCCGGCGTACGGGCTGCGGACGATATCTGCGCGCCATCGGCTACACCTGCCTGGTTCAGCATGCCGCCGACAACCGGAAGTGCCTGCTGGAAATCGGGCTTAAGGTGGCTTACCTGATCGGTGATTGCATCGCTCTGCGTTGGCAGGTCATATGTAGGCGCCGATGGTGACTGCTGTTCCTGCTGCGGTTCGCTTCCAATCTTGCCCATTACTTCATCGACACACGACTGGATAGATGGGCCATTGGATTGTGGATCAGTCCATGAACGGCCCCAGCAATCAGTAGACTCGCCATTTACATATCGTTTTGCGTTCTCATCGCCAGCATACCATGCCACCATTGCGCCAGCTGGCCCATAGGTATCATAAAGCTGACCGAGCTTAAACTTAGCAACCACCTCCTGATTCTCAGGGGTCTGCTCTGCATCGCTGCCAAGGCCGGCTTCCTCCGCCCAGCTCGGCCAGTTATCGGCATGATCTGATATTTCCCAAAAGCGCCAGTGTCAGGGTTCTCTGCGCTATAGTCTCCACCGGACTCCTGCCCGGAAATTGCATTAAAGAATGCTTCTTTACCAGCATCACCAGAAGGAGACTGTGCAGCGGACGGTACAGGAGCTACATCAATAGATGGGGCACTGCCAATAACCTCAGGCTGCCCTGCAAACGGATTGGTAGGATCTTCACTGCGAGCTTCTGCTGCAGCCGAACGCTGTGTGCCAATCGAATTAGAAGAATCGTCTGTAGTGTTGGAAACTGAATTATCAGCGCCTACATTGCGCTTACGGAAAGCTCCCCGAGCAGCCCCAAACAGACCAAGCGGCAACGTTCCCATGAACGCTGCTCGTCCTGCCTGCTGTTCGTCCTCAGTCGGGTTCAGTAATGTGCCGTACGGCTGACCAGTCCACTTATTCTGAACCTGCTGCTGCGCCATTTCCTGCAGGTATTCAGATGCCGAAGCACCAGGGATATTCAACGCACGAATAGCTCCACGACGTAATGTACCACCAGTTTTAGCAAACGGGGCAAGCCCCTTGCCTTCAAGGATTGGTCCAAATAGCCCCTGCGTAACCATATCTACTGGCAACTCTTCAAGAGCCGCACTGTTCATCCGCCGTGCTATCTCATCGTCAGATAATCCCTGATTTTTCAAATCAGAATACATACTGCCGGCATTAGTGATTGGCTCAAGTGTCCCGCCACCAAGGGACCACCGCGCTATAGAACCACCAGCCTTTTGACCGGCCTCAGACATCAATGCCCTTCCTGCCGTGCCAAGTCCTGCACGCTCAGCCAGGCTTCCTGCTCCACGAGCCACTTTCGCTCCCAGTCCGCTTCCCGGTACGATTGCGCTTGCCACGACAAACGGAATAGCGCTACCTATCATATTGGAAGCATCAGCCAGCAATCCACGAGAATCAGTTAGATATCCTAAATCAGCAAGGCGCTGCAATATAGATTCATCCTGATATTTATCCAGTGTTCCTGCATTCTGGTTACGCCTGGTGGCATCGTTATTAAGATACTCACCATTGTTAATCAGCCAATCTCCTGCATTGCCCAATCCTCTCTGACCACCATCACGGATAGAATCGACGAGAGATGATTCACGCCCCATCTGATCCATGCGTTTGAAATTAGCGCCAACATAATCAAGGCCGCCACCGACTACACTTTCAAAGCCGGAAGCCAGGTTATTCAAAATTGAGCCAAAGAACCCAGGGTTGCCGCCACTGCTTGATCCTCCATCTTCATAATATGGAGATTCACTCGGAGTGTTCTGTTTGAACATATCGTTCATCAATGACATATAAAAACCTCCTTCTTAGTAATTAGGCAGATACTGTTCCTTGTAATCGTCTGTCATATTATCCCATGCGTTAGCCGCTGCGTCTTCATGTCCAGCCCTCTTTTCTCGTAAGAACTGCAAATGATAATCTTGATTTCTCAAAGTAGTAGTAGAATCCGGCGGAACCAGACCTTTACTAATAGCATTTTCTATGGTTTCATGGAAGTCATTTACAGTGTCCCCACTATCACTGCCGTCAGCAGCACCATTTGTAACCATTTCTAGTGCATCGTTGAACTGATTGGTTATACCGTTATAAGTCTCTTGCTGCTTAGGAGAAAGCTTATCACCTTTACCGCCTTTTCCTCTATTACCCTTGAGACCGCTCTGATACAGATACATATCCTGGTCGAGTGTGGCTTTCTTTAAAGCCGCAGCCATCTGTGCTTTCATGGCTGCAGTTTTATAGTTCATATCCTGGCCACGCTGAGTAACTGCAAGCGTTCCCTTATGGTACGGAGAAATGCCAACGTTAAACGCCTGCATATGACCAGGAAGCAAGCCGTTCTTGTCGTACATGATAGCGTACTTCTTATCATCGGTATCAACCTGTCCCATACTGTAATTGCCCTTACTTTTATCGAACGCCGATACAATATCTTTCGGGTCTGCACCAGATCTAATCATATAGTTTACAAGAGTTGCTCCCTGCGGATTGTTCTTCATCGCTCCGACAAGTGCAGCCTGGGCCAGCTGTTTCAGCTTCTCATTGTGCTTGGCTTCCTCATCAGCCAGATACTTATCTGCCACCCCTGGATCAATGCCACGTTTAACCAGCTGCTCCTTCATCATTTCTTTGTAATCTAAGCTGGACTGCATTGCCTGCATGCGCTGGGTAGCCAATGCGTTAGCAGCCTGCTTGACAGCATCGTCATAGCTTAGTCCGTTGCCGAACGTGTTATACATATCCTGCATCGTTATCGTGTTTGGATTGTCCTTGAGCTGCTTAGCGGCCTGCTGGACATCCTGCAGGCTGAACGAATACGGGCTAGACTGCTGCTGCCCCGGCTGAACGGTATTGCCAGCCATCTGACTGGCTACCGCATCCGGCGAGTTCCTTAGTTGTTCTGCCGTGTTGTGGGCTGCGGCCTGTATCTGGCGGAACTTCTGCACATCTGCCGAGTCCTCTGCATATCCGTTGTTCAGCAGGTACTGTGCATCATTCTGCGCCTGCTTCCAGCGTTTCTGCGCATCATCGATACCGGCCTGTGGGAGGAAAATTCGTATTGACGTTCAGCGAGAGCTTATTCGCAACATACGGATTCGTTATCCCCTGCGCGCCGAGTGCACCATACTGCTGTCCCAGTGACGACAGGTCTTTGGCCTGCTGCAGCGTGGTGATGCCATCACCGACCTTGCTTACATCAATGCCCTTCTTCTGTGCAATGTTACGGAACTGATCAGCATCGCTATGTGCAGCCTGCTGCTGCTGCCGATATACCTGTACCTCCTTCGATTTTTCATCATACCCATGGTCAAGCAGGTACTGTGCATCATTCTGAGCCTGCAGCCATCTACGCTTAGAATCGATAATACCCTGCTGTGGCGTGCTTCCAACTATGCCCTGGTACTGCTGTCCAAGTGCAGTTCGCGCCTGTTTAAGATCGTCATCGGTTGGAGCGTACATCTGCTGAGCTGCTTTCTTAGCTGCATCGATACGATCGCGGGCAAGGTTACCCATCCACGCCATACCAAGAGCCTGACCAATCTGAGCACCTAACTGGTCACCATTCTGGCCGGAAAACATACCATCAAGAAATCCCATTACTCACACCCCCAAACATTGCTGCTGCCGCCCTGCGCGACGAATCCATCGGCAATGTAGCTATTGTCACCGTCTACCTGCATGTCATACACCTTAAGCGCTCCGCTGTATACGATGCTATGTACCTTGCCAACGCCCTTTAAGTCTGTACCTATCTTCATGTCACTGACCGCTACATACGTACCATCAGTCTGCATGAACGGCTGCGTGAGAGTACAGATGGTATGCCCATCTTTCGCGATGACGTTGTATACATCGCTGTAGTGAGGGTCCATCGTCTTGGACACCTTACCGGTCGTACCGCTTCCAGTCATTACCGAGTCACCTACGCTTACATGTTCGATGCTATTCTTGCTCCCATCGGCCATCGTGATCTTCGTGCCAGCAGGGAAACAGAATATCCCCTGTGCAGCTCCAGAAGCATAACCAGTAGCCGCTCCGCCAAGAACACTGCCGAGAAGGTTCCCAAAGAACCCGCTGCCTCCGCTTGTTGTAGACGTCTGTGTGGTGGTTCCCTTACCGGCTGCTGCAGCAAGTGCCCCAGTAGTAGCCCCGTTGAGTCCCAGCGAGTAATTCCATAAGTTACCAGCAGGTGTCTGTGCTGCCTCCTGTGCCGCCGCAGCCGTCGTGATTGGATTAGTAGCCGAGTTGATGAGGTTGCTATACAGCCCACTGTTCTGGCTATTGTTATTCTGTGTGTTGGACAACTGCTGCTGCATAAGACTTGCTTGTTGTCCGAGCGTACTATTACCAATGTTGTAGTTCTGATTGATAAGGTTCGCGATACTGTTGTTTGCGTTATTCGTGTTGCTATACTGCTGCTGGGCAATGTTCTGAGCTGTATTCGCCTGGCTCTGAGTATTAGCAAGCTGCTGCTGTGATAGGCTGCTCTGCTGGCCAAGCGTATTATTTCCGATGGTATATTGCTGACTAATGATATCGCCGATGCTCTTTGCCTGATTCTGCGTATTGGATAACTGCTGCTGAGACAAGTTGCTCTGCTGACCAAGTGTATTGCTGTCAACGTTATATTGCTGTTGAGCAATATTTTGGGCAATATTTGCTTGGTTCTGTGCATTAGTCAGCCTCTGCTGAGACAAGTTGCTCTGCTGACCAAGTGTATTATTACCAATGCTATACTGCTGCTGAGCAATATTCTGATCAGTATTGGCCTGGTTTTGAGCATTAGCAAGCTGTTGCTGTGATAGGCTGCTTTGCTGACCGAGTGTGTTATTGCCAATGCTATACTGCTGACTAATGATATCGCCGATGCTCTTTGCCTGATTCTGCGTATTGGCGAGCTGCTGCTGCGACAAGTTTGCCTGCTGATTTGTCAGATTAGCAACATTGCTGATATTGTTGTTATATTGCTGTGCCACACTATCCGCTGCATTCTTCTGGATATCGTTTAGGGCTGAGCTTGTTACCGATGAATTCAATACCCCACGATTGCCAAGACTGTTTACTGCATTACCAATCGTATTATTAAGTGCGGATGATATCGAGTTCTCCATGGCTGACTGATAGGCACTAGGCAACTGACCATTTGCTAATCCGACCAGTGTCCCGCCTGCCGTGCTAAGCGCATTATTCGCAGAAGATGTTGCACCGGTATACATTCCAGCCAAATTGCCAAGACTGCTCGATGCATTGCTGCCCAAATTACCATAGGAATTACCGATATTGCCGAGTGTATTATTGGCAGACGATGTTGCATTTGCTACGTTGTTACCTATATTACCAAGATTATTCGATGCATTGCTCCCTAAGTTGCTGTAGGAATTGCTGATATTACTAATGTCATTGTTAGCAGAAGATGTAGCACTAGAAACACCGTTCAATATGTTGCTAAAGCTATTTGATGCATTGCTACCTAAACTACTATATGAATTGCTGATATTGCCAAGCGCATTATTTGCTGCCGATGTTGCATTGGTGTACGTATTGGCTAAATTGCCAAGACTGCTCGATGCATTGCTGCCCAAATTACCATAGGAATTACCGATATTGCCGAGTGTATTATTGGCAGACGATGTTGCATTTGCTGCATTATTGCCGATATTACCAAGAGTATTATTTGCGGCAGCAGCACTGTTGCTATACCCAGATTTCATTCCGGACAGTTCAGACCGCGTATTATTTGCAAGATTACCATACTGGCTAATAACATTACTAAGCTGCCCGTTAGTTGCATTCGTTGCTGCATTATTGCTATTGGCGAGGTCTGACATATTAGCTACAGCATTAGTAATCTGATTCTGGGCATTCCTGTTCATACCATTATAATCAACCTGAACGGTTCCCAACGAGTTGCGAAGAAGATTCATAGCAGTATTATTGAGCGACAGAGCATTAGGGGCCACGGCTTTTGAATAATCTGCTTGTTGCTTTTGTAGCTCAAGTTCATATTGAGAAGGTGTATAGCTATTGTTTACGGTTGTGCTACTACCGCCTTTAAAGCGGCATCGCCCCATAAGCTTTTCTTCCTCATAATTTTTCTCACGGCCATATCTATCAATATACATATTCTCACCCCTTTCAAATTTCCCATGTAATAAAATAAGCCTGCCGGCCATCCGCGTACATAAACGCTGGTGATGCCTGACAAGCTTTTCCTGTAGTTTTGTGTTTACCGTAGTACCTTTTTCCGTCCGTGATTTCTTCTACGTCATCAAGCACGTAACCGTTCAGCCGGAAATAGGCCAACGGGCAGCCGCGAATACCAATCGTGCCGGCATGGTTTATGCCGGCCTTGCGCGCAGCCTCGTCTATCCTGCTGCGCCAATAGCGTGCATCTCCGGACATCTGCCCGATAATTGCCATCTTGTCCGTGAACATCACTTCACAAAAGCCATGATCCGGCTGGTAGAAAAGAGCAAATCGTTCATCACGCTGGAACGGGTCGTTTGGATTCTTACGGTCATATGCTACTATCCATTCATCCATCGTCATAAGTCCGCCGCGCGGCGCCAGGGAACACTGATTCCCAAGAAACCAAAAGTTTTGGCAGGTCTGCAGCTCATTTTGTGCAATGAGGTCGCCGGTACTGGCCACATTAATACCACCCGAGAAATCATTGAACGCGATCTGCGTTGCATTATGTTTAGCGATCCTACGCATATACTCACCTCATCATACCGGAAGCTTGGCTGCGACCATGTTCAGCGTAGCATGTGATCCGCACGCCCTGGCATAGATACCATCTGTGGCCGCAATCGGAAACGGGCGACCGCCGCTAAGGACAAAACCCGTGTCCTTCCCTGGTACCGCTGTCCCTGTGGCTACTTCCACGCTGCAATCCGGCATAGCATACATAATACCGCTTGTCTCTGCCAGCTTTGTAAATTCTTTTGTCAATTTGTACTGCATAGAAAATCACCCTTTCAATACTTACCACGTTTTGTGGATAAGCCATATCGTACTCTCATAGCCAGCTGCGCCGACTGCATCAGCTGCTATATCTCCCCATTCAGCTGAGTGATTATCCGGGTGCTTGGAATCGTACCACTCCTTGCCCCCGCCAATTACGCCAGTAACAAAAAGCCATCGCTCAAATGGTGTCCACTTTGGGAACGCTTCTTTTACTACAGCCTCTGCTCCAAAACAGGCCGAAGCATGATCAATCTTATCGTGGCCCATAGCCATACAGAACGAAGGCATAACTACAAGTATTGTGAAAACGATAAGAACAAATTTATTCATAGTTCCTCCAATTCATTGACAATAGACCTGCAAAATAAATCATAGATGGGTTCTCTCCACATTAGCCTATTCTGCAGGTCTATCAAGTTATATTCTATGTCGCTTGAAAAAGCGATAATATCGGGACGCATACCACGTCGGTGTGCCGCAGAAAGATATGCTTGAAACAGTTCGTCCAAACTGTAGTTACGAGTTGAGCGCATCAATTTCTGCCTGCAGCGCATTGATTTTATCTCGAGCAGCCTGCCTGGCTTTCGTAAGCGATGCAAAATCATATGGATCAGATTCACTGTTCATTCGCGCTTCATATGTTTTTGCAATTTTCCAGTCGCCGATTTCCGAGTACGCGCTGGACAGATCTGCTTTCAGGTCGCAGATTTCCTGCCGCTTCTGCTGGATTTGCTCTTGTTTTTCTTTTGTAGCGTCTGTATTATCCATTTTGTCAGCCTCCTGTATAGTTTATCCATCGTTATCAGTGTGATATGCGCATTGTATCTCCGCTTGTCGCCACGCCATGATATGTACTGGTGTCTGAATTGATCCAGCGTCATTTCTCCAGCCGCAGCGATCTGCGCCAATTTTTTCATTTTCCTCCGCTGCCGGACGACGACCGGCCGTGGAATTTTCCGGATGATTTTCCCCGATTCTGTGAGAATATATCTCGTTTTTAGGAATGTGAATCCGTGCGACAGCTTCACGATCTGCGTCTTATGCTCATTGATATGCAGCCCCAGGCGATGTGATATTTCCCGAATCCCGTCCAGCATTGTCTTCAGATATTCTTTGTCCGGATGGATGATGATTCGATCGTCCATGTAGACGTCGTATCCGCGGCATTTCATCACGGTTTTACAGTATGTATCGATCTCGGTCGGAAAGTAAATACCGGCGATCTGCGATATCGGCAGCCCAATTCCCAGCGATTTCTTCATCCAGCGTTTCCCGGTCAATTCCTCCCGCGGTATTCTCTCATATTCGAGCGAATTAAATACCCGGTCAATTATGTGCGGATCATCCGAATATGATACGTCAATTTCACATGCGCTCATGATTTTTCTGATCAGCTCTATCGTATGCTCATCATTGATACGCTCCCGAATTTTCTCAATGAGCTTACCATGCTTGATGTTGTCGAAGAACTTCCTAAAATCAATCATCAGCACATATCCGTCTGTACCGTATTTCCGGTAGTGCTGCCGCAGATGCTGCTCGAATCTCCGACGTGTGAACGATATCCCTTTGCCGGTCTGTGATGCGCCGTTGTCGTGTATCAGATAGCGTGTAAGCTCCGGCACCAGTATGCCATCGCATAGCGCATGCTGAGCGACCATATCGCGTACCGTTGGTGCTCTGATCAGCCGCAGATGTCCCTGCTCACAGATGCGAAATGTTGTGCCGGCAGTCTGTTTATATTTGCCGGTCATGATATCTCGCTGCAATTTCCGCGTTTCCCGCAGCATATTGCATCCGTATCGTTGTACCGGTTCTTTCCATCCGGACGCTTTTTGCGCGCGTCTATGCGCATGAATTAAATTGTTGGCATTCGCCATATCATTGATATTTTTCATTTTCCCCCGTTGGTAGCCGCGCCTGCAGGCACAATATCCGTAGATAGTGCCGTCACGGCTATTATTTACGCATACGCGAAGGATACCGCCTCATTCCCTGTTGAAGCCTCCTGCATATAGCTCTGTTGGCTCATGAGAAGCACGCGGACGCCGCCATCGCCATACGACGCGCTGTTGTAGTTGGCATTGCCGTTGTTGTTCGCATTCGCGAAATAAGAAGACGACACGACCGCTAATAAGCTGTACCCTATATTTTATTTTGCCGATTCTCGGATTTCTTTGATTTTCTTATTGTCTTTCTTTCGACGGTCTTTCAGTAGGCTGATTTCTTTTTCTATCTCGTCAACGTAGTGCATATATTTTTCGGCATCAATCGGCAATACATCAATCGCCAGTTCAAGTTCTTTCATCATGCTTTCGCAGTCCGCAATCGCTGAATTGATGTGGTTTCGACGCGCATACGCTTCCGATATATTTGTCGGCCATATCGAATATGCCCGCGTGATATTCAGCAGCATATCTCTTGTTATATACCACAGCGACGTCCGTAGCTTATCGATGATCCAGTCTGGATACTCGGCCAGGAACGATGCTATCCCATACTTCACCGCGATGGCTCGAAATGCCTCGGCATCCGCCTGGTCCATAGGTTTCGTCGTGATCTGCAGGTTTCGGATCTTCGATTTTACGCCGATGTCTCTCAGCAGCAGAAATGTGATTGATTTCCGCAGCCGGATCGCATGTGCGTAAAACTCAAGTTTCGACTCAGATCGTTTTCGTGCCAATACCGACACAGCTATCATCCCCTTTTCTTTCGAGCATGGGCACCGCACAGGGCGGTGTCTGGTCACTTCAACAGGAAATACACGCGGACGCCGCCATCGCCAACCGACGCATCAAGGTAGCTGGCATCGCCGTAGTTGTCCGCACCCGCGAAATACGAGAGGACGACACGACCGCTCTCAGCCAGCACCAGTACGTACGCGTAAACGAAAGCGATTTGTCATGCCTCATTGCCGCCACCTGTGTATTGCATTCTCCGATATCAAATCCGGATGATGAGAACGGATGGCATCCGTATACCATCGGCTCATTGAAAATGTTGACATCTACGTCGTACCATCCCCAGCTCGTGCTGCCGCCGGACCATCCGGCTCCTGCAGCCGATGCCACAGTATCTGATTCGGCATTGCTCAGCAGCTCTCTGTGTGTCAGAATGTGACTCGATCCAAATGCGTTTTTGATTGCCGTCGTGTATTTCGGTAGAATCGTTTTCCACATGTCGCTGCCGAAATAGCCGCCTGCGGTCGTATTCGTCGCGTTCATATGCTCGTTGCCGATGTGTATCCGCGTGAATGCCAAAACATGATTCTGCGTCGTTTCGGCGTCACCACGGTGCAGGTGGTAATTACAGTCTCCGATCACGATGTCATACGTTGTAGTTGCCCCGTTGACCGTGATCGGTACACGGATGTAATCGCCCGGATAGATTCCAGTGAATGTTCCTGCAGCAATGGCAGCGTACATGCCGCCGCTGGTCCAGTAGTCTGTGATGTCGCGACCGCGGAACAGTGCATTGTGAGTGCCAGCATTATCGTATAAAGACTCCTTGATTAATATGTTGAACATCTTCCGGAAGAGCCCTGAGTAACTTGTGAAATTATTTTTTACAAACGATGTAGTAGCTGTTTTTTTACTCTCATCAGCAAGATCTGGGGTCTCACTAAGCAAAAATCCGTCAGCATCTCGAATCGGAATCGTCTTGGCTTCTGATTCTGGTGTTGCTTTCTGCAAGTATGCGTTCTCACTAGCCGTGCCATCAACTTTCGGTATATACGTTGCAGTTGCGTCGTTGTTGATCGTCTTGTCAAGAGTAACATCATTCCATTTTGAAATGTCGGCCTCAGCCTCTGCGTCACCTGAATAATTGGCAATAATAGTTTCTCCGCGTTTCAACGCTAAGGATTTGCCGCTGCCAACAGTTCCTTTATCTTCGTTCACCCACGTATTTGTAGCCGAACGATAGACAAGGGACTGACCGTCTTTCAAGTGCGTGACTGCAATGTTGGTATCACTGATTTTGCCCGCACTTCCCGTGATACTTGTTGGCAAAATGCCGTTAGCATCTGTCTTGACGAGTTTATATGCTTCGCCCACATTGGCTGCAACATCGTCTTTTGTCAGTAAGTTAGTTCCATCAACAGCACCAAAGTATTTAGTGAGCGATCCAATATCAACCCACTTGCTGCTATCGCCATCATAGATGAACAGGTGGCGCACATTGCTTGCTGTACCATCACTGGCTGTTGTCGTAACCGTTGCCAGCTTAAACATGCCATCCGTATCCGGGATCTTGATCGCATCGGTATCTTTGTGCGTACCTATCGCCTTGATGATACTGTAGATTCTGGGAATCTCGGATTTGTACTTTGATCCCCAGTCTTTTACCCGGTCGCCACCAGATCGGTAGTCAATCGGATTTTCTTCTGTAAAAATATCAGCCATTTATCACACCTCCGTGATTTGAAAGGACAGCGAATGGATCATCATTGGGCTGCCGCTGCCACGTCCTAAAACTCGAATAGCTCGTTCGCGATCCACGCAACGAGTCTCTGCACGATACATGTCGAATGACACAATCGGCTTGTCGTCATCGTACACATAATCGTAATCGTTATAAACTTCATCGTATGTTCCATACACCGGATCTTTGTTTGGCGTATTCACATATTTACTATCACTGAATATTTCGGCCTCATTATCGAATACCGTATCAGCGATAGGTGGAACAGCACCGGATATGTTCACCGAACCAATAAGGAACGATTGATCAGCATTATTTGTAAAGTACGGTGTTGTATCAACCCACACGCGCTTGATAAGGTACTGATTAGCACTAAGGAGAGTTTTGCCCTGGAACATCCATTGCATATCATTCCCGTCATCTTTCATATGGGACGGATCAAGGATACACAGGCTGTGTTCTTTCAACACATATACGGTTCCGTCTACATCCACTGCATCTACAACCTTCGAATTGTATCTGCGTCTAAACCAGCCTCCATTGTTAACATCGAGGAATAAAAAGCAATCAGTACCATTGATCATCCACACCTGATTCAAGCTGGGAATATACCGCATACGAACGGTGCCGATATTAGAAACGTCCTTGTATATCTTGTCTGATAATCTGCTCGGGATCATATCTCCATAGGCCTGTGTGGTCGTTATAGATTGCACGCTGCTAGATCCGAGCAGCACAACACTATCAGCCAGGCTGAGACAGTTATCGTAGTCTTTGCAGTCCAGTTGCCGCCCAATTTCAATTACGCTTATATCAGGAAACGAACCGCTGAAACGATATGCTCTATGGTTATTCTTGAAAACAATCGTATCGCTGGACAGCGAACACATCCCTACGATCTTACCGCCGTCCTTGTACCCTATGCTCGTCCACTGCCCCTTTGAAGCATCGTTGTCAACTACAGCCCATGTTTCCTCATCCCCTGTGGCGCTGGCGTGCAGCTCGTCGTTATAGTACGTCCATACGCGCCCATCCTTGATATATACGTCATGGCATTCCGAGTTAGAGTTTGTGAGCGTTACGAGTGACGTACCATTGAAATACTGCAGCTTACCACCCGATGCGATGATGATACCATCTTCCCATGTGGCATATCTGACCGATGATGTTCCGGTAAGAGTGCCGATGCTAGAAAGCGTGCTGCTTCCCTTAGGCAGCTTATACACGTTATGACCAGTATCAGTGATAATAAGCACGTCGTTTATGCGGTCATACATAACATAGTCAAATGTTTTGCCCATATCCGTGAGCGTGGCCGTGGTACCTGAACAGGTCTTTAGCTGCCCTTTGTATATCTCCACGTTCTCAGATTGGTACAGCTCATTTGTCTGTATCATCTCTACTGCATCAGCTGTATTCAGCCCGCCGGAGAAATCGCTATACGATACGACCTGGGCATTGGCATGCTTGTTTGATAGTTTCATCTGCTATCACCCTGCCAATCCCTGCTGCATAACAGACTGTAATTCCTGCTGAATCGCTGAATCCTGCGATATATCAAACTCATTCTCATTAGACAGCTGCTTTACTGCTATTCGGATAGCAAGTTCGTTCAACGGTTCAATATCGAACGGCATTTTATCGTCACCGTTGATTCCTGTCACCTCAGTCGGCATAGCAAAATAACGAATGGCCATTGTCGTTGAGTCATTTAGAAACTTGATCTTGCTGCCCGTAATTCGAATCGGATAAGATCCAGCCGTCCTAAAAAATCCACTCGGTATTGAATCGCCGTCTGCGAACGTCCCACTGTTTACCATGAATGGCGACCGACCAGCAATCAAAGCTGCTGATATCTCGTGTACTGCTGTGTTCAGTGACCACACGCATTCCACGTCCGTATATTCTTCCGTTATGTCATGCGTTGCGCTGCGTATCCGCTTAATCGCTTCACTTACCAGCATGTGTAATCACCTCCATCACAGATAAAACGGCATCTTCTGCCGTGCATTGCTGTACCGCCTGCGCGGGATAGCTGCATCGACCGCAGCACTCATAGCCTGTGTAAGCGCATCATTATCACCATTGTTAAGCACCAGTCTGGTCATTTTCGCAATCAGATCAATCAGGATATCCGGCAGTTCAATTGATTCGGTTGATATATCCGCTATCTCTGGGACTGTACCATAGTAGCTGATACGGAACGCAGTAGACTTCGTATATATCTTCCCGCCAAAAATGAAATATTTGTCCATGCCATAATCGCCCTGCGCCTCAAAAAGTGTGGTAGCCGGGCGAAGCCTATAGTGATCATCGATACGCTCGATATACGCGATGGTTACCAATCCATCCGGCAGGTCAACTCCTGTTGTTGCAAAGTCAACATGATCCGCATCACTATCCATGACATCGAACACATATCTGGTATCGCTGAACACTTCCTGGTCCTGACCATAAACCGTAAACTTTGCGATAATCTCACTGTTCACATCCTCAAGGACATAATCTTTATACCGCTCCAAATATTGGCTGCGCTTATTCGACAGGTCAATGTTGAGATACCGTATAGCCTCATTCAATGCTTCAGTAATATCATAGTCGCTGAACTTAACCTCATCGTTGTCGTGCTCCTTCTGCCTGACCATCCGAAGCACTCTTAAAGCTTTCATTATGCACCACTCCAATACTTAGCACTCTGGATCACCGCAAACTCAGGGTGTACCCGGAAAAACTTCATCACATATTTCTGATACTCGTGGGAATCGCCGCCGGACCGTGCCCGTTTCGCTTCCAGCAGCCACGGGTCAAAGTTCCAGTATTCCGGGGGGATGTACCCAAGCGGTACCATGTTCTTTCCCCGGGCCCTGGATTCACTCACATCACGAGCCATTCCGATAGCCTGCGATACGTCAATCGTATTGCGGACCTTTATCTTTCCATCTTCTTCTGTGAATTTCTGATTAATAATCACATCATCACCACCTCAGTTCCCAATAAAAAAGGGACACTCACAACGAGCATCCCTTCCTACTGGATCAGATCATATAAGTTATGCGGGCATGTTGACGATAGCGCCGCTGGCCTTCGGCTGCGTGCCCTTGAGGCCGAGCGAAGCTTCCAGCACGAACTCGGTGTACGTGCCCTTTTTTGGCAGGCCAGTGACCTCATGCGGACGCACGAAGTACTTGAGGCCCCAGTAGTTCATATCGAGGAAATCAATACGGTCATTGCCGTACTGGCGATGGACCTGCGCCGTGATCGTGCCGAAGTCAGATACATAGGTATCCGTGACGTTCTCAACCGAATGTTCCTTCTGACCACGCTGTTTCGTCGCGTTGCCAGTGACAACCTTCGAGAAGCGGCGCTTGTTGCTTGCTGACATAACGGCCATGGTCGGGTCGCCGCCACGCTTGAAGCACATTTCCATCACGTCGTTGAGGTTGTCCTCAGTGAATGCTGCGCCATCTGCATCGACGATATTGTTCTTCAGCACATGGTACGGCGCCGTGCCTGCATCACCGACAGCGACCACTTTTGCCTTATCGGCAGCAGTTGCCTCCGCGCTTGCAGCAGCGACAGCCTGATCCAGCGTGAGGAACAGATCAAACGTCGTATCGCTCAGCTTGCGGATGTAGTACTCACGGCCGGCCGTTACATTCTTCGGGAGCTTGCCAGCAGTACCAGCGCCAAAATAGATGAAGTCGCCCGTATTGAGCTTGTGCGCTTCCGTCGTCGTGAATACGTTGGTCGTAGCATCAGCCGCTACATCCTCAGTCTCGGACTGCAGGAAGAACGGAACGCCGCCCGTGAGTGCCGGGAGAGTGCCGCTCTCAAGGCGGCTGGCTGCTCCGGTTGCTACAGCAAACTCCATATCACGCGCCATCTGCTTGAATGCGATTTCCTTCTGACGCGGGAACTCGTCCTGCTGGCTGTACTGCTTAGCAGTCAGGCGCTGCGCATCCGATACGCGGCCAGTAGCCTGGAAGAACTGAACCGTGTTCTCACGGCGTTCCATGCCACCAACCTTACCAGTCGCGTAGTCCTCCATCTCAAGATGGGCGTTGCGGGCTGGCGGCTTCAAGTTCTCTGCGAGCCAGTCGAATTTCAGCTGCGTCGCATTGGCCTCAACCGGAAACTGCGACATAAACATGTTGTGCTCCGGATCAATATTCGTGATGATCGGCGAGTAGTCGTCCTTCTCGCCCTCGGCTTCATACGTCACGCTCTGCGACGTGGACGTGTTCTGCAGCGAGCCGGTAGCGAAACGCTGCAAGTCGAATCTAAATTTCTCCATTGTTTTTCACCTCGTAGTAATTATTGTGTGTGGTTATGAATGAATCTATATAATATCCAATGCGGCCGCAATGGTTATTATCGTCTGAACTGGCTCTGCAGGAACTGGCTGCGCTGCAACGGCGTCATCGTCCGCATGGAGCCCCAGTTTACCGGAGTTGCAGGTGCCGGTGCACCACTGCCAGGCTTCTCAACAACAGGAGGTTTTGCATGTGCAGGTGCTGGCTGCGGCGTAGTTCCTACTCCCGTCTGTTTCGCATAGAACGCCTCTCGTGCCCTGAGATAATAGTCGTTGAGCGTATCAAAGTCCCCCTTGACCGGCTGCTTATTCTGAATTCGATCAATAGCCTGGGCAACTTTAGCGCCCTCGGCATACGGCATCGTCTTGTAGAGGTCGCCCATCAAGTTATCAATATCGTTGTAATGCGGGTCCTTCTGGTATTCCTGCCACTTCGGCATGATGGAGTCCAGCTGCTGCTTAATCTCCATCTGTTGAACCTGCGCCTGCTGTTGCTGTTGCATACGGTTTGCAATGAGCGTCTGCTTGATCTCGTCGACGTTCATGCTCACCGCCATGTTGTAGGCTTCCACCTTCTGCTGCAGCGCCTCATCATCTGAGTACGTCGCTTCTTCAAGCTGTTCCGGCGTGATGCCGAGGTCCTTGGCCGCTTTCTGCTGAGCCATTGTCTGGATCTCGTTGTATACGGCCACCTGAGCTTGAGCGGCCTGCTCCGGTGTAATCTGCGGCTCCTGCGGCTGGTTCTGCTGCTGCTGGATAGCCTGCTGCTGAGACTGTACGGCTTGTGCCTGCTGCTGAGCCATATTGGCACGCTGCTGCTTGATAGCTGCATAGTGGCCTTCCAGCCCCTGTGGCACCCGGGTTTCATCGACATCGCGACCCATAGCGATGTCGCGGAACAGCTCGTCAGCAGTATACGGCTGTGGCGCCGGTGGCTGCTGATTCTGCTGATCGGTTGGCGGTACCCGCTGCGGTTCGGCCAGCTGATTGTCATTACCTGCAGGCTCCTGCGCGTCGTTGAACACGAGTTTGCGCCGCCCAGTATCCGGATCAACCACAATACCGACAGCCGGTGCCGGTTTGGTCTCCGGTGCCGCCGGTTCTCCATTGACGGCAGTAGCCATTGGTGCTGCCGGCTGTGGTTCAGACGCCGGTGCCGCTGGTGCTGGTGGTTCTGCAGGTGTCGGTGCTGCTGCCGGTTCCGGGGCGCCGCCCGCTTCGCCTTCCTCTGCAAACAACTGTAAATCGAACATATTTTTCATCGTGTTGCTTCCTCCTTCAATTTCTTTGTCGCCCGCTTGCCCTTCTCGACCGTGGCCTTGAGGTCGCCGATCAGATTAGCTGCAGCGGCATACGTTGCCCTGGTCGTGATAAGATTGCGCTCATCCGTACAATTGCCAAGGCTTACGAGTGTCTTTTCCTTGATGCCATCAAACCACTTGAGAGCGAATCGTTCCAGCAAATCACCGGCATTTCGTCCTGCCATGACCTGCTCGGCCAACTTGAGCTTATCGTCTGCGTTCATTGCCACGCCTCCTAGAAACGATCAATCTTATCACGAATATACGGCGCGACCGCATGCCAAGCGTTGAAGGCTTCTGCTTCATCAGCAAAAAGCTGTAAATCAAAGGACTGCATAATAACTTGGTCCATGATAATCACTCCCTTACATCGTGTCAGCCATCTGCTGACTTGATACATGATCTACCTTATTTCTAAGCTGCTTGATTTCCTCGGCCTGTGTCGCGATTGCCTTGTCAGCAAGTACCAGCTGTTCTGCCAGCACCACAATCAACACGCGAGGTTCCTCTTTAAGCAGGTCAATCGTTGTGAATCCCTTGAACATCATTAACCTCCCATTACCATATTGCTAACAATCTTCACGACAAAGCCGCCCACGATTGCACCGACGATAAACGCCATAATGATCACAAATGCATCCATCACTTACGGCCTCCCTTGCCGCCTTACCACCTTTTCGTCCGCCGCAGCCTTTGCTGCCACCACATTTAGCCATTGTTACTTGCCACCTTTCACCGTGAAGTTCTCCCACTTCTTGTAGACATCGACGTAAGTCTCATTCTTGTCACCGTTGTGAGTGATCTCGTAGTACATACCGTCAGAAACGTTCGTAGAAGCCAGTGCTTTCCAGTTCTGCAATGTCTTTGCGAACCATACGATATACACGTCATCTGCCGTGATTTTCTTATGGTCGGTTACATCAACATGGCTGTTGAAATAATCGGCTACGATCTCCTTTGCTCTTTCCTGCATCACATAATCACTCCTTCGATCTCTGCACGGCACTCCAAAATACGCTGGTACTGCCGCATGTAAACAAGCTGTTCATAAAGCAGCTCATAATCGCATTTTGGTGTGAAGGTCAACTTACCAGCTTTGTACTTTTTGAGCATCTCATCCAATCCATCCACCCTGGTTACCAACTGATGGTACTCTGCCCGCATACGGTCTTTAAAGTCCGCGCTATTCATCATTGCTACAGTGTCATTAAGTTTCATCGTTATTCCCCCACTTTATCATACGTCTTATCGAAAATATCCGGTTTGCACGGGTACAACTCGCCGCTTACGCCACGGATGATGTAGTCACCGACGCTTGCGTGGTGTGTACCTTCCAGCGTCTTGATGTACAGCTCCGGTCCCTCAAAATACAGTGTGCCGTCCTGATAGGCTTTCACGGCCCACGCTGGCACATAGTATTTGCCCTTCTTGTCCATCAGATCGCCGTCGTAGTGAAATGCCTCGATCTCTACCGGTTTCTTACGGTGCTTAGCCATTGTCATTATCACCTTTCTTATCTCACTAAGCCGCCCACGACATTGCCAACCGCCGACTGTGCCGCATTAGACAGCATATCGGCAGACTGTTTCTGAGCGAATGACTGTGGTGTCGTCTGGATGCCGAGCTGCTGCAGCGCCTGGATCTGTGCATCAATCGGAAGCTCGGCCAGCTTCGCGTTGAGCTTAGCCAGTGTCTTAGCCTTGATGTCCTGTTCCTTAAGCTGCAGCTGTGCCTGCGTGAGCTGGTCGGCTTTCTGCTCTGCCGCCTGCTGTGCCTGCTGCTGCTGGGCCTGCATCTGCTTGAACTCGTCGCTGTCCGGATCCAGCAGGAAATTCGCTGCCGAACGGATGCCCATGCGCTCGAGAAGCTCCTTGGTCACCTTGTACCAGGACGACGCATTGACGATACCGACCTGCTGCAGGGCTGGATAAAGCTGATTGATGAGCACCATGAGATACTGGATCTCGGCCTCCTTCGTGCCAGCTCCCTGCCCGACGTTGACGATAAGGTCATAGTCAAGGTTGAGCTGATCGTGGCTTATCTGCGCCTGCTTGTTCGTCAACCGGACCACCTGCCCGTCGTCGATGAACTTCTGGCAGAGCAGGATAAGGAACTTCACAATCGGGATCCATGCCGTCTCTGCCAGAAGCCTGGCAATCATCTTGATCTTCTTGTCAGCCGCGCCCATGATAGCGCTTATGCCTGTAGCCGTCTGGTTGAGCGAGTTGCTGTCAAGCCCCTGGTTGTAGCGCGTGCTGCCGGACTGGCTCTCGAGCTCGTTCTGTGCGTACTGTACGAGCGTCATCGCATTTCCGTCTGTCGGTATAGCCGGCGGGAAAAGGATGGCAGCCGACGGGTCGCCTTGGACCGGGACGAACTCGTCACCGTCGATGAGCGCGTCCATATCGACATTCTGCTCGTCTACGAATTTCTGCCCCCGGCCATTCTTGGCCACGGCAATGATCATCTGCCGCACCAGCGCAGTCTTAAGATCCTGCAGCTGCTCCCATTCCTCGGCGAAACCTTCCTCGTTGAATACGGCGTATGGCTCATATTCAGGCGAGAAGATGAAGAACGGCGGCATCTCGAACACATTATCCTGTATCTTGAGTGGCGTATCACCGACAGCGTGCACGATCAGGTTCTCAAGCACGCCATCGTTGTTGTAGTCAACCTTGACGTAAGCCTCGTACAGCTCGAACTCCTTGGACGCATTGTCGCCATCGTTAAGCCGGGCTGCGTTATTATCGTCATAGTTGCTGTCGTGCTGCTTGTCGAGATCCGTACGCTGTACGCTGCCGCCGCCCGCCGAGAAAGCCTCGTCCACATTGCTGTAGACTCCCTCGATTTCCTTGCGCTTGAGATAATCGCCACGTACGATCTTGCGCTGGGCGACGAACTTGGCGTCGTGCAAGTCCTTACATTCGTGCGTGAACCGAAGCTCAGCTGGACTCATATTCTCGAGAATCGGCGTATTGCTCTTGACGTTGATTACATCGAAGTAGACGTGCAGGTAATCGCCCTGCGGGTCCACCTGCTCCATACTCGTGATCTCGACACGGCCCTGCTCCTGCTCGATCATAAGCATCTGCATCATCTGTGCATCCGCCATGACGTGCATTGGCTGCCGTTCCTCGTCACGGTTCCAATAGACCTTGGCGCACCCGAAGTTGCTCACCAGGCCATCCTTGGCAAACGTGTACAGAAACGTGAAGAAATTGTTCTTCTTCGTGACGAAATAGTTGATGACTTCCTGCAGCAGCTTCGCGTTATCGTCGTCCTCTGCGTTCTGGCCGATGATATCTACCGGTGACTCGCTGCCGTTGAAAACCTCGATAAGATTCGGCAGGATCCAGTCTATCGTCGTTTTGACATCTTTCGACAGCCAGTTGTTGAGCTCCGACAGCTCCGGGAACTTCTTCTTATAGAGCTCCTTGTCCGCCCGATACACTCTCATGCGACGTACAAGCTTAGGTTCGATAGTCGCTTTGTAGTACGCATCAGCCGACTGCTTGCCGTCTTTGAACGCCCGCATGATCTTGTCTATCTCGTCCGGCTGCAGCGTGTCGAGCGATACCTCATCGCTGTCTCCATCCGCCTGCGGGACTTTCATCGGTGCCCCGAACTGCGGCCCTGTGACGATGCTTACTGCCTGTGGCGCCGCTTGTGCTGCTGCCTGCTGCTGATTGACGCCGAATTGAGCCGCGTCGAACATGCCAGCGTCATTCTGATTTGCCATTGTCTCGCCTCCGTAAAGTCCACCAATCATGGACCGTCTCAATTAAAGTGTCGGAAATCTCGGGGATATACTCGATAATGTCCACTCACAACGTACCAACACGATGAATCTTACCGGCGCGCCGAGCACGCCGATATTTCGTATCACTAGCAGCCTGCACCGGAAATGCGAATGTCAAGGCCAGCGCATCCGCCTTATTCGGCGATGCCAGGCCGCGCTTCTTCATATCCTGCTTGCTCTCAAGCTGCTGTTTTCCGGCGCGATTGATGAAGCACTCGGGCCCTGTGAGCTCGTCTACCATCGATTCATCGTCGATAGAGCCGCCCTCCTGCAGCCATTTTTTCATTTCTCCCCACATTTCCGCCCGCTTATTCGCATATTCAGCGGATTCGGCGCTCTCAGCGAACGCTACAAGCCGCCAATTCGACCGCCCCATATCAGTACCTGCACTATATATGCCGGTTCCATAGCCCATATCGATGAACACAGCCGATGCTGAGTAGTCGTCCTGGTAGCGTGCGACCTTGCGAGCCACCGCCATATCGTTGTCGTTGCGCGGGATTGTCTCGAGCACCTTGCTATACAACCCTTGCCGCAGCATGATCTCGAGCGTATCGCCGCCCGTCCATGCCGGATCAACCCCGATGATAGCCGGCGCGAACTCATATTGCTTCTTGTCCAGCTGCCTGCGAAGCGCTGTCTCAGCCAAGTCACGCGATATTAGCTGATTATCAGACGTAGATGGGAAGATACCGCGCACGCGAATCTTCACGAAATCGCTGTCCTCACCGTATATCTCAATCCACTCTGCCAGCTGCTGCTTGTTACTGATAGCAACGGTCCGGCTATCAATCTGCTTATGCTTCCAGTATTTAGCCTGCCTGTTGAAGCATTCAAAAAAGCGTCCCTGGTTACGCGTCGGGTTTCCGAATGCCGCGAAGATAACCTCGGTATCGGCATCCATCGTAGCACCTTCGGCTACCGTCCATATCTCATCAATGATGGCCGATGCCTCATCAAACAGTATCAAGATCCGCTTTCCTTGGTTATGTAGACCGGCAAATGCTTCCGGATTGTCCTTGCTCCACGGTATCGCATCTACCCGCCATGTCTGCTCGTGACCGTCCTGCACGCTGAAAATGCTGGTCGCCGTCAGCTTAAACAGGTCCTTACCGATGAAAAGCCGGTGCCATTTCGCGAGCTCCGACCATGTTTTTTTCCTCAGCTGCGTGTCCGTGTTGGCCGTGACGACTCCGCGCGTATCTTCATAAGTAGATTCCGCCCACAAAATTAGCCACGACACGAGCGCCGACTTGCCAATACCGTGTCCGGATGCCACTGCTATGCGGATTGCCGTCGATATATCGACAAGACCATCACGTATGGCCGCAAGAATATCCAGCTGCCACGCCTGCGGTTCTCTCCCCTGCAGTTCTCCTTCGCCCCAGGGAAACGCCGCCCACACGAATTTAACGGGATCGCCGGACAATTCGCCGAGGAATGCAGCTATATCAGCCAATCCGTCACTCGGTTTCTTCCCCATGCTTCATCCGCTCCCTTGCTTTATTGATCACGCTGCTGAAATCGACATTGCCGGACAGCTCCACGTCGCGTTTATCGCGGAACTCATCCGGCTTGCGGTTCTTGAGCCAGAATATCTGAGCTGTCGTGTCCGGTATTACCTGCTTACGTACAACCTTAGATACTACCAACTGGCCCGTGTCCTTGTCCGGCTCGTGCGTGACCTCATCATATTCGTAGCCGAGCGCCCGCTTGAGCAGTGCATTCTCTACCTGACGATCAACAACTTCCTTGCCACGCTTTAGAGCGTCGCGAATGTCGGGAAACCTGTTCTCCCATGCGTATAGCGTTGTCCGGTTAATTCCGATATTGTCCGCAATCTGATCATCCGTAAGCCCGTCACGTGCCCACCCCTGCAATTTAAGCAATCCGTCATCGGTTACCCATTTATCGTATTTCCCTCTCCGACCTGCTTTTTTCTTCATTTTCAGCCACCTCCATGAAAAAATGGCCTCCTAGAATCGCTTCTAAGGGCCGTTTCGGCATCCGCCTATATAGTTATATGCATTGATTTGGGGTCATTGGGTTATCCACCCAACTTGTCAATGGCTCTAGTAATAGCGATCATTATCGCCATCCCGATAGCCATTCCAGCTATTGCCCCCAGGGCTACTAATGTTGTCGTATATGATGCCGTCAGTTATGGAGCATGCATCATATACGACAACAGCAGTATATGCGCTCATACTCTCACCCCTTACGCATAAGAAAAGCCCCACATCGAATGATATGGAGCTTGTGTATTCGGTTAAACCGGAGCTTGGGCGATTACCCCATCTTTCGCTACCATCTTAGTGCAGCTTTCTCCGGTATGGTTGGCAGGGATGGGATCGCACCATCGGTGTATCTTACGTCACGGATTTACAGTCCGCTACCTTCGCTACTCGGTCACCTACCAATTATATGACAGCATACCCCGGACGGATTCGAACCATCGTAATGCCCGTCGGCCGCTCTCACCACTGAGCTACGCGGCATGCTGTCATCGCCCAGAAAATGCTTTGAACGTTCCCTTGGCATGTAGGTTTTGTTTATAGTGCTCTATTTACTGCTCTTTTTTGAGGCTGACTGCCTACAAAACACTACAGGTGCCATGCCGCATTCTATGCGCGGCTTCAAAGACCAGCGCAATGGCTCTAATGGAGAACGTCGTACCTGATTTACATATGCTCAGGTGGTCGGCTCTCCCGTATTCACATTTCCAGTTCCCGGCTTATCTGTGCTTTCAGCAACAACAGTCTCGGTCACACCTTCGCGCTTGCTGCACACCAGCAGTACGCTGCCGATCATGCCGCCCGCATAGTGTACGTCGACACTATAGCCGTCGTTCTCGTAATCGCGGATAGCCTCGCCGACTGCATTACTGCGATCGGTGATCTTGAATTCCTGCACGATGCAATCTTTCATCATCTGCACTACCTCCGTATAAGCACCTCATATGCGAGGATGATTTCATTGTGGCCCCGGTGGGGGCCAATACTCATCTATAACAGAATGAGCTATATGGAATCCGCAGTAGCGGTTATTCCCGTAGCGGCCAGCCTCAGGGAACCGGCCGCCGTATCGTATGTAAGAAAAGGAGGTTTTGCAACGACTGAGCACCGTAGCAGTTGGTCCCTTTCAGCTACTCGCCTCCGGGGCCGTAATGGTTCCCTCTTTACATCCTACGCTACTAATATATCATGAAAAAGCAGGGTAAAACTGCAACAGTTTTGTGAAATATTTCCCTTACTATAGCAAAATAAAAGCCCTAGCAAATGCCAGGGCCCACCTTCAAACCGCTTTCTTCTCCCGCTCTACTACACTCACTAGCCCGTACTGACACGCCAGCTCTACGCCCATCGCCTTGAAGTCATCACGGATGTTGTACACGCTTCTCTCGCTTATCTCACGCCGCACGCTCGTCTCTACTGCGCTATGCCCGTCGTAGAAATAGCGCATAGCCGACGCATCCGCAGCCGGAAAATGCTTATATAGATAATGTATGATGCCGAGCCAGCGTTCCGGCTCACGCACTACATAGCCGTTGTCTAACGTCACGCTCCGCAGGGGAATCGATGCTGTCACCGCCTGCTGGGCCGTTGGGTCCGACACGAAAGCATGGCCTGACGATCCACCGCCGCTATGACCGCCGCGCTGTTCTGCCCGGGCCTCGTCCACTGCTCTCTCAATCGCTGTCTGATTTCTCAGCATAGTCTCTACACGCTGATATGCCATTGCTCTGCAATCTCGTTTCATTTGATTCCCTCCTAAGATAGAAAGTATTGTGAACATCCTACCTTAAAAGGGGATTTCCTCGTCCGGCACCGTTGAACCGAATGAACCACTACCGCCTGTCGCGCTCTGTGCGCCCGTCTGCGCCTTTGAATCCAAGAACTCTACCTCGTCTGCTACTATCTCCGTCACATACCGCTTACTGCCGTCCTGCGCGTCATAGCTCCGCACCTGGATACGCCCCTCTACCGAAATACGCCTGCCCTTCACGAGATTGTTGCCGATAATCTCAGCCAGCTTACGCCATGCCACAATCGGAATGAAATCTGCTGTCGGCTGCCCGCTGTCTTTCTTCGCGAATTTCCTATCTACTGCCAGCGTGAATGTGCATACTGCCGTGCCACTCTGCGTGTAACGAACCTCCGGGTCCTTAGTCAATCTTCCGATAAGTATGGATTTATTCATAGAATACCTCTTTCTTTGTCCTGTCTCTTAATCTCATTCTCAAGCATGGCACGGAACTGTGCCGCCCGCTCCTGCATCTCGCGGTGCCGCCGGTTACGACTGATGATGTGCCGAACCGGTTGCACCCGCCGTGGCAGCGTTGCTATATCTCTGATCCTCATTTCTGCACCTTCTCGTGTTTCCAAAAATACCGCCCGCAATGGTCGCACTTGAAGCGATACATTACCATCGGTCTGCCGTGCGATACCTGTCCATGCTCAAGCACCTGCCGGTTCTCCTGCTCACCGCAATATGGACACTCAACATTTTCCGTCATTTCACATTCTCCCTACTGCCCCAAAATAAGCACAACACGAGTCCACATCCAAGGCTACCGAATATCAATCCTGCTACAAATTCAATCATGCTTTACCCTCCACTCTTTCCACGCTATCGACCTGGTAAAACGTCGGTTCAAGATGGTGCTTTTTCAGCCAGCCGTTGAATACCTTCGATAACTCTGCCTCAAGTTCATTCTCTGCCGCGTTTGGAACTGCCATAAGCCATTCCTGCATAGCGTCGTCAACAAGGTCATAAGCATCTTCACGCGCTTTATCAATGACATCCTCGCTGTTCACCGTGAACGGCGGTATCGGCACTACCCTTCCGATGTATCCACTGCCATACCCCTGCCTTAATTTAATGATAGCCTCCTCGCGTGTGTCCACAACACTATCATTGAAGGTCTCATCATTACCGCTGTATGTCCAACTCATTTTGCTTTACCCTCCAATCTCTCAATCTCCCGATTGATATACCATTGTGCCTTTTTCAAATCCTCAGCCTCACGCGCTGGGTCTTTCTTGCCAGCTCTGGCGACGTACTTCACGACATTGCCGCGAAAGAAATTGAGATTCTTGTCTGCTATGAAATCCGATACCTCAATTTTTCCGTCCGTATAGTATGCCGGGTGATTGACGTTATCACCTTTGTTATCGTCATTGTAATTTAGCATTCTCAGCCCTCCGATTCCACGCGTCAACTGGCTTTCTGCATAGGATGTTCATAATTCGTCTGGCATCCACAAGCCTTACATACGATTTTATGAAGTCCACTGCCGACATAATCTGCATACGAACTTTCAAGCTCAGCATTTCCGCCGCAAAAAGGACACGGTTTCAATTTCTCACTCATCGTCTTTTCCTCCGATCCACCATCTGCACGAATAGCTTGGCTCAGTCTTATCAGCGTGCATTCCATCGCGATTGCAGTAGCCATCCTGATACATCACGCAAGTCAAGCACGTTTTTTCGTCTGTCATCAGCTCACCCCTCACGTTATCGATTCATCATCCAGCACGCCAAAAATAGAAATCTGATCCGGATTTTCTTTTTCCGGCTTTTTCTGCGTTACCCACCAACGGTACATATCATCACCGGAAGAAAAGTCTGTTTTCAATCCTCGCTTAATCCGGTGCTTATACGCTCTGCCGCAAGCCAAACGGTACGCTTCTGCAATCTTTGGCCAACGTGCTTCGTCCTCTTGCATACCATGTACACCATGGAACGGGCACATCACACACCCTATCCTGTGCAATCCTTCATCGTATAATTTGCAGTATGGAAGGTTACGCTCCTTGATGTATTGCCATACCTCCTGTTCTGTCCAATCGATGATGATATGCAGGTATCTAGTGCCATTGTTTCTGTAGCATTTTTCCTGCATTTCCCGTTTTGCTCTGCGCGCTGATTCCTCATGACGGATACCCGTTATTTTCAACCGACCATCACCACCGCGCTCTTTCAATATCCGGCAACAATAGCGCATAAGCCGTGTCGGTGGTGTCATATTTTTTTCAATAAGCTGCCACATTGTTTCTGCTGGGTGCTCTGTTATTACTTCTGGATAATGTTCCCGAATGTAATAAATCAGCTCTGGTGGCTCTACGGTCGTAAGGTTATGATGTGCATCGAATTTCACGCCTGCGCGCTTCACAAGATCAAGGATAACCATCGAATCTTTTCCCGCCGCTGAATGCAACATAGTAGCCTTCTGGCGGTTCGTTTATTTTCAACCTCATTAGTGCAATATGCACTTTATCAATTTTGTTTCCAAAGAGGTCTGTTTCTCTAAGCATTTATATCCTTCTCAAAGTTTTTATTGCTTTGAGATAGGATTGGTAGCCAAGCTGTCAAACGGCATGTTACGATCATCCCGTTACATAAATGCGACTACATTTACGCTCTGTTTATCACTTCATTGGTCAGCTCACGCTGGGATAGTGAATCCCTGTCCGGCAAGCACCGTCAGACCAGCAACCTGCATCAGCAGGATAAATGCTTATTAATAATACCTATGTGCATCAGCTCACATCCTCCATTCTCCACGCTCGCCTGCCACCGAATAGCTCAAGAATCTGTATCATTTCAGCCCCACATCCTTCCTGAACTGTTTCAAAGTAACGACCTCATACCACCAATTCATGTGACCGACGCTACACTCATTGCCAGTACATGGACTACAATCAGAGTGAATGTTACAATCTTTACAGTCAAAAGTCTTGTTCATTCTTACTGCTGTATTAAGCAGTTCAACATCCGGCAACATTCTCAGCCATTCGATGCGCTGGCGTTCGGTCTGGCTCTGGTGGCGGGTCGGGAATTTCCCAGTCATTCGGAGCGCTTTCCCATACACATATATCTCGAAGCTGACAGTTGGTACATGATGAATTTTTTACACATTCATCATGTATCAGCTTCGCCGCTATCAGCAAATTCGAGTCAATACTCATCGTGCTACCTCCAATTCACGCCGAACATCAGCCCACGCGACCGCTCCTGTGCTGATCTGGTGTGCTATGTCAGCCGCTACGTTATACACTCGGCTCAACCGCACCTTCTTGTAGCCGAACTCGTCCATAAGCGCCAACAGGAATATCGCACTCATATCGTTCATAGCCGTGTACTGCAGCCGCTTGTTGTGAGTCCAGCCGCCAGCATCCTTGAAACATTTGTCGAGATCTAGCCCTGCTTCATCACGCAATATTTTCTCAATATCCGGCGTAGTGACCATCCGGCTCTTGAGACACAGCAGGTGCCGCGCCATTTTCGCATGGAGTCGCGTTCTCATTTTCTTGCCCCAGCCGAATGACTTGTGTACCGCCGCGTCGAATATCGTCATCAGATTGTCGTACGTCTCTGACACCACCCCATGATCGCGGATAATCTGCTCTGTTGTCGCGTGCCGGACTGCCGCTTTAGCTTTCGTGCCGACACTGGACGAATAATCTACGTCGCGCTTGAAGGTCTTGAGATTCTTCCGGCGCGCCTTGCGTGCAAAGTTGCTCATTTTCTCACTCTCCTGCCGCCGTCCCTTACTGCGTTGCTATGGTTCACGCGTCGTTGGTATTCCTGGCGCATGCTCTCATCGCACTTGACGTATTCCAGCAACGTTGTGAGTGCCGTAATGCCGTCCGTGGCCTCAAGGCACATGTGGTCATAGTTCTTTACGCTGTCCGGGTCATTTGTGTATTGGGCCACCGCCTCAGACAGCTCGCAAAGTTCCTCGAACACCTTCCCGAGATGGTCGCCCAACGTCGCCTTATCATAGAGTGGCCCATTGCACGGCTGCGGGAGCACCGCCGTTGCTTCATCATTCTCGATCTGTTTCATCATGTTAAGCACCGCCGCCGTCCGTGCTACATTCACGGCGTTATCTGCCTGCATTTTTCTCACAATCAATCTAACGCGCTCTATGAGTTCATGTTTTGTCGTTGCCATATAAGTATTGCCTCCTGTATCTAAATCGTCTCCTGCGGGCTGTCAGCCCCATCAGAATCGATTTAAACCACCAATTCTTCAACATCATCAACGCTGTACGCCAGTATGTAGCGTGCGCCGTGTTCCTCAACCTCCGCCTGGAAGTCCTTCTGCCACTGGCTCTGGACTCCGCCCGGCTTCTTCACCTCGATGTAGACCGTCTGCCCGTTCCTGATCGCCGACAGGTCCGACAGTCCCTTGAGACTGCCCATGCTCTGCTGATGCCTGATCACATACCAACCGGCCCACCGCAGCCGCTCGCGAATCCCGTTCTGTATCTCGTTCTCCGTAAGCACTGCCCGGGTGCCACTGGCAACCTTGCTAGTCCGTTTCTGCCGAAACTGCTTATACTGCGCTGCGCTCATGAACATCCTGGTCAACCTCCCCGTTCATATCTTTTTTCGCTGCCAGTCCGCTGATGAGCGCTGCCACATTGCCGCTTCCGAGTGCCTGCATCGTACCGGATACCTCGCGCCGCCGCTTGGCCGTGCTCACGATCTCGTTGTAGATCCGCATGAACTGAGCCCGGGCCGTATTTACGTTGTCTGTTTCAAGCTCGCACAGGTCGCGCACGCCGAACCGCCTGCACGCCTGCTTCACTGCATCACAGCTGTACTGCCACTCCTTGTACACGCTGTACTTCTGCACGCACGCGATTGCCTCGCGCCATGCCTCGCCAGCATCCGGCAGGCCGCTGTTCTTAGCCGCTCCACGTATCGTATCTGCAGCCTCGAATATCTCAGCCACAGACGGAAAGAACTTCATCGTGCGCATGAGGTGCAGCATGGCCGCATTGATCTCAGCTACTGACAGCTCCTTAAGCGCTCGTGCGTATATGATCAGGCCCGACCGGTCCATCCTGCTTTGTGGGAACGCCGCCAGGTATGGGGCCAGCACCTTGATAATATCTGTCTCATTGCTCATTAGATTGCTCCTGTTCTTCCAGCATCGCGATAGCCGCAGCCGCTTCATCCATTGCCCGGCTGCCAGTAGTCGGCGGCTGCTGCTTATATCGACGCTCGTCTTTGAGGGGAAATATCCCCTTCCAGCTGTTCATAATCGACTGATTCACGATTGCCATCTTGCCTCGGTCATCGGATGACAGCGCATCCAGCTTTGACAGCATGAGCGTAACGGCCCGGTCAGTCATCGGTGCTTTGATTTTTTTTCGCATAGCCACGAAGTCGTTTAGTGCATCACGAAGGTCCTGATTGTCGGTATAAGAATCAATGAGAGCCGAAGGCTTCTCTTTTATCCTTACCTTACCTAACCTATCCTTACCTATCCTTACCTTACCTGGGTCAACCATTGGTATGTCATTGGTTGCCAACTGGTTGCCATCTGGTATACCATTGGTTGCCAACTGGTTGCCATCTGGTATACCAACACCGTCAATCCGTTGATACGCCTCGTTTTTATCGAGTGACAACTGCGCCATTTCATCTATGCATTGCGTACCTCTGTACCTGTCTTTCCTCAGATAGTTGTGAATACGCCAGTGCCGGATAACGATAATGCCGCTGTCAAATGCTATGATGTATTGCTTGGCTATCAGCATCTGCATATCGTTGTCAGAACACCGCACATCACGCATGATCCGCTTCGGATTATTGATGAATCCGTCATCATCCGCCCGCATTGCCAAGTGAAAATACAGCAGTTGAGTGGTTGATGGCATTTCCAAAAACATATCGCTGTCAATGATGTTCTTCGCAAACATCCTTCGTTCTGCCATTGTCTTTCCTCCCTTCCTTCTTTCCAAGGTGATACAAATCAGCGATCCGCTTATCGACCTTCACCGTCTGCAGATGATACCGCTGCAGGAATGATCGCTGCCCTATCGTATGCGCTTCGGTATGATGCGACCGGCACAGCGGCAGTACCGCCATTCCAATGTGGCATATTTCTTTCCGGTTACGGCCGGCGCCTACAGCCTGGACGTGATGCAGATCGGCTTTCTTTCCACAGATGCAGCATTGCTTGTTCAGCAGCCGCCAGTATACATACCGGCCGATATCCTCACACAGCTCGTACATAGGCTGCCCAACGTCGATGTTGTTGTCGATGCAGAACGCGATCAGATAATCGATATACAACCGGGCTGTCGTTATGTCGCAGTCGCTGAGACTGAATATCCCGTCGTGAAGCGTATCCTGCGTGTCACGGAAACATCATCTTCGTGATCTCTTTCGTTACCTCGTCCGGTGCGTAGCCGGACCACTCAGATATATGACGGATCAGCACGTAAGCTTTCTTTCGCTGCTGTGCGCTTATCCTGCGGCCGTCGTCGTACTCAATGAGCACCTGGCCATATCTCCTGTACATTGCCCGGTCCACATCCGGGATATCCGCAAGGATCAGCGCTTTGCCGTCCTCGCGTATATCCATGATGCGGCCTGTTGAAAGCTCGCCCATGATTACTCCAAACCTAAACCAATATCATCTGCCGCCTGTGCGACCGTCTGAGCCGTTTTATTATCGTTTGCAGGTACTTGTTCGTGTTCGATGGTTTTAACTTGCCCTGCGCTGTCCTGCGAAGTTTCAGCCGGTAATACATCAATCGCTTCATCTCCATTGTCTACGTAGTCGTACTGCTCGCCGACCTGCTTAATGACAGCCTGATCACTGGCAAGCGCCGTTGTCATCCCATCATTCTGCATATCAATGCTCATGATGCCGTACTTGCTTATCAGCAGCTTGAGCACCGTTTTTTGAGCCATTGCATCGAAGTTCGTACTCCATACTGACGATTTCTTACCGGACCGGATATCGTATGCATAGGACTTAGAGAACTCACGAGCGTGGGACTCCATATCATCGCGCGTCATGTACAACGTCTTTTTGAACCCGTTGACCAGCTCGATATACGCAACGTAGCCGATAACCTCGTTCGATGATTTCTTGCCCCGGATGATCTCGCCTGTGATGAAATCGATGTCCTCAATCTGACCGTCATATACAACTGATGTATTGATGGTCTTGTACTGGCCGGATCTCTCAGCCAGCTGAACGAAACCTTTCCCACTATACCCGCAGGTTTTCCATCCCTGCGGAGCGGACTATCTCTTCAACCTTTCGGTTGCCATGCACTTGGAGGAGTAACTCATCTTCTCCCCTACGCCGCTACATTCATCACGGCTAGTCTCTACACTACTGCAAATATTCCCAATGATAACCGCCGGCTGTTTTCTGCTTTCCCTTTAGCGCTTTTGTTATGCAGCCAGGTGATATACCTATCACTGTTCCCGCAAGCTTAACGCTTTCAAAAATCTTGCCCGTTTCGATTATCTTTACTGCCTTGTTTCCATTCCTGTTACCAATCATAGAAGCATGCATTTTAGCAGATCTTTTACGAATGGTATCTTCCGATTGCTTCTTACCGACATTGGCTTCTCTTAGCTTTTGGCGTGTGTCCATAGATACTTTATGTCCAATCTCAGGTCCCTTAAGCTGGTACTTTATGACATGCTCTTTCTCAGCATCTGTCTTTAGCTCCCAGCTACTGACGCCTGCATCATGAAGGACTTTTCTTTGCTCGTCAGTGACTACACGCCCCGGGCACCCCCTGCCTCCTTTGCATCGATTATATTCAGGTTTAATCTTTGCAATGTACATCTGTTCTTTAGAGTCCAGATCGTCTGGCGGACACTCTTCCAGCACAGTTAGTTCAAACGAATCGAAGCCAAACAGCTTAATATCTTCCTTAAGCGGAGATCCTTGCATAGAAGAAAGGCATTTGTGTTCCCACATTCTTCGCTTAATGTTTTTAGACTGTCCGATATACCTCTTGCCATTTACCTTATTTGTCAGTTGATATATGCCAATAATTTTAATCACCTCCTTTTTCGTATTTTGTATTTGCAATAGCACGGTATTGCCCTTTGAATGGAGGGTTTCACCGTTAGCCCCTATTAGGGACACCTCTGAGTAGTAGAGTTCACATGGTTCTTTACATCGCCATTTCTGACGAGTGGAGCATGACTGTTAGGTTTACCCCATCTGGAACTGTGCCTGGTCTTTGTACGGTATGATGTACGCCAGGCCAAGGTTCGGATTGATCGGCAGTTTCAGCGTTGCCGCCGTCATTGCTGCAGCCATTACCGTCTTAGGATCCGCATGCTGCAGCTGGCTATTCGATTTCACCAATGAAAGCAGAGAGGAAATGAAGCCATTGGCCCCCTTATCCAGCACCTCCGAAAATTTCTGACGGATGGTACTGTTGTCCAGCCAATCGGCCACCGTCGTTGCTTTCGGTGCTGTGGCCGCATTGCTTTTCACGTTTGCTACTTGATTCTTATTCATTACATAACCTCCAATTCATATTCACACTTAAGGAGCAGGTGCCCGCCCTTAAGCCGTTCGACTACATCAGCTGGTACGTTGCGCATGGTAAGGCGAACCGTGTATAATCCGTTCTTGCTCGGTTCAGCTGTTGGCGTCGGTGCCGGTACTGCCATAGCTGCTGTTGCCTCGGCCTCGGCTTTTGCCATAGCCGCTGCAGTCTGAGACGCTGCAAGCTCACGATCAGCCGCACGCTTCACCACACGTTCCACCTCAGTTACCAGCTCGGCCGGCATACATTTCTCAGCCAGCCAGGCCGGGCAGTCAGCCGGAGTAATCGGCGTATTGAGACTGTACTTATCAGACAATGTCTGGCACAGCAGTTCAATCTGCTGCTTGTTGGCCTCGATCAGCTTTGCACGTTCATCATCAAGATCCTGCCGCGCTTTAAGCTCTGTGATAGCCGCTACGACGCCGCTGAGAATATCTGCCCGCTTAGCAGTCCGATTCGTCCATGAGCTGTTGATCTTGAAGTCAAACATGTACTGCTCACGCAGCCCCTGCCGCTCGGCCTCCGCTGTTGCCTCCGCCTGCACCTCCTTACTGGCAGTGTTCACACGCTCAACCTCATACTTATGGAGCTGATCTTTAAGCGGGGCCTCGGCCTCGTCGATGACTTTGAGGATGTCGTAGACCTCCATCTCGAAAGCCTTGATTGGTTCTTCTGCTTTCTTCTTCGTGTTCTTGCGGAACTGGTCAATCTTCCGGCGCATAGAAGCAAGCTCCTTCTGGGCTTTTTCCATGTCCTTGACATTATCATCAGTAACTACCAGCCCACGGTACGGTGCTACCACACCAGCAATAGCGCTCTTGGCCCCGTCTGCATCCCACTCGATGTGGCCCTGCAGGCCGTTCAATACTACTAAATCTTTCATGCTAACCTCCCGTAATATGTGTTGTACTCGTCCATTGTCATCTCGCCTGGCTGAATAAACTTGGATCTGCTTTCATTCAGGTCGTAGATGTACGGCTTATCTTTTGTAAATGGGCACTCGCTCGTATCCCGAAACAGCAGCCGTTCCCCGAACCGGCCGAGGAACGCGAACTGATTCTGTTCTGTCGTGCCGATAATCCATGCAATAGTGTCCATGTAATCGCCCCTCAAAAATTCTCGTATAAGTGCGGTTCCTGGAAACAGTAAGCTCGTGAATCACGCTTGTGATCTATCGGCAACAACTTGCGACCGAACCGGTGCTTTAGCTCTGCCTGCAGCTTGAGCGGATCCTGTTTCTTCGTCTTGCAGTCAGCCACCTTTACCGGGCGATAGTTGAACACCCGCACATCACATCCCAGCGCATCAGCAAGCACGTGCTTGTCTTTGTCGTTGATAAGCTGGATATAGGCACGCCCACTCTCAAGCCGCCAAATCCGCTGATATGACATTCCTGTTGCTTCTGATAAGTCTGCTATCGTCTCGTATCCGGCAGCTATACGCCGCTCTCTCAAGCCCATAAAATCAACCCCCAATGCATCCACAGAACACTACGGCGCAAGCAATGAGTATTACCGCCTGTGCAAACGCCGGAATGACCTCAAACAGGAAGAAGTGAACGCCGTCATAGAACTGGCGGCTACGTTCATCCGCGATCTGACGTTTAACAAACTGCTCATGCTTCGACATGGCTCAATTCCTCCTTGATTTCCGTCATGGACTTGCCGAGAATATGGCCCAGCAGGTAGACCGTCTTGTAATCGCCATCAAGGATTTTTACATCGTACAGAGCACGGTCATACTCGTACTCGACACGTTTCTGCGTGCGCTCCTGAACATCCCACTTGCTCAGCGTATTGTTGAGCTGTGCGTCTGTTGCTGGTTCTACCGTTGTCGGCTCAATAGCCGTTACTGTTGCTGTTGTCATATTGATTACGCCCTTTCTTTTGTGCTATACTGTAATTGAAAACTTTCCATGGTGCTCTTTCGGTGAACCACTCACCGGAGGAGCTTTTTTATTGTCTGTTTTGCATCTATGATTCGTAGTCCAATCAGCTGTGGCCTGCCGTAAAGCTCGGCCAGCCCGACTATACGCTCGATGCTCATAGGTGCTTGTTCGCCTGTCTCCCACTTCCGTAGTGTGTCCGGCGTGAAAATTTCATCCGTCGAGATATTCAGCGACTTCATGTATGCCTGCAATCTCGTCCAGCCTTTTTCTTTCCGGGCACTCCGTAACGCATTAGAAAATGCTGTGCCCTCCATCCTTCATCACCACCTTTCATGAGGTGTAGAATGAAACTAACCATAATAGCGTTCATTGAAATACTTCCGCGAAATCTTGCCTTGGATGATGATGTAGCCCTTCGCTTTCAGCTCACTGTTAAGCTCGCGGATAATCTTGTAGGCCATCGTACTGCTACAATCAAGAGTTTCTTGTATTTCCTTGCAGTCAATAAATGGTTTCATGCTCGTCACCTGCCTTACGCTTTCCTCAGCCAGCGCGACCTTTTACGCCTAACCGGTTCCTCATTTCCATCTTCGTCTACCAGGAACTCCTTACCATTTGGTTTCTTTACTAGGTAGCGCTTCTTTAACGGCTCTTTTCCCTGCAATAGCATGAAGTCATCCAGCATATCGCGACCAGTTTCCCTTTTATGCATATCGCCAATGTTCATCATTATTGAAATGGTTAGCTCGTCGGTATGGGCGTTGCTATAGTTCATCAAAAACATGAACATGGTTTCGTGTGCATCATCACCGTCAAACATGATTGGTTTGTCTAACGGATACTGGCTTTTGATTCCTTCCATCACCGAGAAGTAATCTTTTGCCCCGTATTTGTGACCGTTAAAATCTTTCGTTACGGGGAATGTCTCCATAAATTCGCTCGGTGTCATTGCCCCCATGATGCCAAGTATCGATTCGTAAATCTTATATTTGCTATCAGCATCACCGCAGTCAACCATATTGAGTGAGCGGACAAATCCATATACCGCCTTTTTGAGCTCCGAACGATCTACCACCATCCCCCTGTCATTGAATGCCTTTCTAAGTGATGCAGAAGCCGTCCTAAGCAAAGCATCTCTGACTATCTCGTCCCTTGTAGAACGAATGAAGTCATTCTTGTCTTTGTTACCGCGTATCAGCCGCAATTTTCATTCGCCCCCTTATAGCACTCCAACAACTTATTGACGAAATATACCTGCCCTTTGCCCGTTACCTTCGGCGTTTTATTTACCGTTGTATGGCCATCAGCATGACTGATAACAGTCTCTTTGATGCGGAACAGGCCCATATCCATTGCTTTCTGTGTTGGCATATTCCATGCGCTCCCCTTACGACTGATAAGATACTTTTTGTCGCGCAGCCACTGGAACAACCTATTACCGCCGATTGGAACGCCGTTCTGATTGACCAGCTTAGCCAGTTCTCCGACAAGGATTTCATTTTTGCTTACGCTTACGCTGTTGGCGAACAATACAAGCGGTTTCTGTTCTTCCAGCTGCTTAACCTGTTCCTGGCGGACCTTTTCTTCTTCGGCCCACTTGAGTGCCCGTTCTACCGGATCGGCAATCATGTACGAATCATGTGGCCTGCTAAGTTCCTTCTCCATATCGTTGAACCGCTGGACATAAACTGCTGTGAACATGATTCCCTTTTTGCCTGTGAGCTTGTTTGCTACCATCTCGCATCCCTGCTTGGTAAGTTTGTAGCATTTAACGGCTTTCCCGTTTCCAGCCTGTTTGTAAGTTGATGGAATGAAGAAATCCGAAGCCCTCAAAATTGAGGTGTTGCCAGATGAAGAATCCAATTTTGGATTGTTGCTATCAGAACGCAATTTTGCGTTCTGATCAATAACCTCTACATATCCGGCAATATCTCTGCAAAGGTGTGCATGGTCTTTGCCAATCATCTCAGCAACCTCTCTGCTGTCGGCTACCAGCTTTCCGTTTTCTACTACCAGCTTCAACTCATTCATACGCTTCATCCTTTCTTATGCTGTTTTTTGACACATAATGTCCGGTTTCTTTTCAAAAAAATATTTGAAAATTTTGCTTTCTGGTATCCCCAAGTAGTCAGCCCATTTCTTTGCAATGCCAGCGGACACGCCACGGCTACCTGCTTCAAACTTCCAAGCTAACGATTCAGAAATACCGATCTCATTGGCTAATACCCTAATGGATATGCCTTTCTTTAATCGGATGGCTTTTACTTCCTCCCTCATTGTCCTCTCACCTCCCTTGCATGTGACACATTATGTCCTGTCTACAGTTATAAGTATATGACACTTTATGTCCGCTGTCAACTGTTTTTTTTACATAATGTCCGTTTTTTATTATGGACTTTCTGTCCGGTATGCGTAACAATATATTATGAGGTGTTAATATATGAAAACATTCGGAGAAAGGTTAAAGGAGTTGCGAATAGCAAACGGCTTTGGCCAAAAAGAAGTAGCCGCCTGGATTGGCGTTAGCGATTCTTCCATAAGGAAATATGAATCGGGCGAGCGTACGCCGGACCCAAATGCCATAAAGACCTTAGCTAGGCAGTTTAACGTATCAACCGACTACCTGCTAGGAAACGATGCACCCCAGCATGAGTATTACCACGATCCAGAGGTTGCAGCTATCGCCCAGGAAATGCACGACAACCCCGATATCAAAGTCTTGTTCCACGCCACCAAGGGCATGAAGAAAGAATCTATAGAGGAAATACGGAAATTTGTTGAGTTTCAGAAAGCCAAAGAGAACTGATTTATGGAGTGATGCGATACGCCAAGGATTGTCTATATGAATCTCCCCTACGACTGCCGGGGATACGTCACGACGAATGCAGATGGAGACTACACCGTCGTGTTGAACGCACGAATGAGCTATGATATGAACGTACAGACCTACGTCCACGAGCTGAAACACATCTATTATGATGATTTTCGGGATGGAAACGTCGGTGATATTGAGAAAGGGACGATGTAGCGTGAACAGCGAAATGAAGCAAAATATCATTGCTGGAATAAAAACGGTTATATTCGTTGCTTTTTTATTGTTGTTTTTAGGCTCTGGAATTGGTTCAGAAAAGTGTATACCTGATAATGCTATCGTATATGCAGATGATTCAAAAATGGTATATTATAGCGTGCCGGAAAAAGAATCCAACAATATCGAAAATGTAAGAAAAACAACTATACAAGAAGTTCACGACCTAAAATATTCCCCTGATGAATCAAGTAAAGAAAACGGTGATTTTTCCAGTGAAGGGAGAAGCCTTACCGGAATTATTATGGAAAAGGTAGGTATATTAAGCCCTATTTCCCCAAGATGGAACGATGATGGAACATGGAATTATTAAAAAGGAGCGTGTTTAAAATGAAACGGATTTCTATTTTAGTAATGGCATTTATGGTGCTGTTCAGCTGTTCAGCTTTTGCTATACGGCATACGCCAAACACGCAATGGGAATTTATAGCCCCAATATATGCTGACGGTACAAATAGAAAAATAAGTAACGATTACCTTAATGTTGATTCAATGATAATGGATAAAGATGTTTTGTATTTTGAGATAAAATCTGTAAACACTGACGAGGAATTAGAATATGAAAGAACTGCTCTAAAAGGTTATGATACCAGCGGCATAAAGAGAGTAAGATATACCATATATGCTTATAATATAAACAGTAAGAAATTTCATCCAGTCACTGATGATCGCCGCTTTTATCTTTCTGACGATGTATATACTACATGGAAAAGCGTTAATGATGATAGTATAGCTAAATTGTATTGCGATAAAGCCTTGCCAATATATGTCATGCAAAATATAGACCTGTCCAAATAAAAAAGCCGCCCCGTAAAAAGGGCGGTAAAAAAATACCAGTTAATAGAACATAGGTTTTAAAAAGGAGGTTATCTATGTCGGTTTATTATGATGAAGCGAAGAAAACATACTACTGCAAATTCTCATACGTTGATTGGACGGGCAAAACGCGCTGGACAACAAAACGAGGATTCGACGGAAAGAAAAAAGCCGCCAAATACGAGCGAGAGTTTAAGCAGAATAATAAAGAGTCTCCCAATATAACCGTATCTGAGCTTATAGAAGCGTACCTTGCAGATTGTAAGATACGCATAAGGGCAAGCACCTATACGAGTAAGAGACGGTCTTTAGAGCGATATGTAAAGCCATATCTTGGCAATATAAAGATTACTGATCTTAGCCCTGCCAGGCTGAGAAAATGGCAGAATATGTTATTGTCGTATAAGAAGATAGATAATACAGTTATAAAGAAATCAACGGCAAATGTAATACAGGTTCACTTTACCGCAATGCTTAATTATGCCGTTAAATATTACAATTTGCCTAAAAATCATTTGTCGATTGTTGGCAGTATTGGTGCCAATACTGGAAGTATAGATTTTTGGGAGGAATCTGAGTTTAATGCCGCAATAAAGTATGCTAGTACCGAAGAATATAGAGTAACATTCTACCTATTATTCTTTAGCGGTATGCGTATAGGCGAGCTTAGGGCTCTTGAAATTGATGATATGGATTTCAGTGCAAACAGAATACGGATAAATAAAAGCTATTCGCCAGAAGCTAGAAAGGTAACAGAGCCTAAAACTGCTAGCAGTGTTCGTTCTATTGTTATGCCAACAGCTGTCATGAATATTACAAGGTCATATATAGACAAATTGCCGTTCATCCCTTCACCCCTATTCCCCAAAACAGAGAACTCTGTATTGCGAGAAATTAAAAATATGGCTAGGCTTTCTGGAATGAAGCAGATACGAGTCCACGATTTAAGGCACTCTCATGTAAGTTACCTTATCCATCACAACGTACCGATAACTGCTATCAGTAAAAGAGTCGGTCATAAGAACCCTTCTATTACACTCAAGATATACAGTCATATGTATAAAGAATCAGATAGCGATATAACACAAATTATGGACAAAACTATAAAAAGTTGGTCAAATTTGGGTCAATAAAATAAAGCAGGCACCGTTCTCCCTTGATTTATAAGGGCGTATGGTGCCTGCTTAGTATTCTATCATATACTAAAGTACGTTTTTTCAGTATATTTTAGATTGTTTTCCTATGTTATCCTGTTTTATATTTATAGTACAGATTGCAGAGTTTTGCTGGTTTTTGGGTCAAAAGTAGGTCACCAGGTATATGAAACTTTGAGCATAGTCTTGTGGTTCTCTACATTATAAGAAGCTCCCACGCCGACGTACTGACCGCTATCTGATACCTTGCGCGATACCGTATAGCCGACCTCGCCCACGCCCTTGATTCCAGTACAATCTATGTCCGGCGAAACCTCAACCGTATGAAGCACTTTCTTGTATGCCTGAACGTTGTACTGATTCAATTCAACTGTAGAGCCAGCAGGGAGCGTTTTAAGGTCGGTCTTTTCGTTGGGGGCAGACTTATTCGTGATGATAGAGAAATCAGCCCCAGCAGCTTTCTGTGCGGCCTGCGCCTGCTTCTCTGCATTGGCCCCTGTAGTCGTGATGGTATAGACGGGCTGAACGGCGTGAGTATAGATGTATTTGATGCGGTCTGCTGTCTGCTGCGACTGATCCGGCGTGAGCGTGATATGAGCGTTGTCTGCTGCCTGGGTAATGCCCTGCACCGTTTCGGCCTGCACCTGCGTTTCTGTCGTGACCGGCTCCGGCCTGTGCATGTATCGCCACGCTACGACCGCCAGCACCGCCACAAGGATGATACCAACAGCATAGAGAACGATGGTCTTGTGAGCTTTCACCCATTCGGAAGCTGATTTAAGTTTTTCCATAATGTCTCCTTTTTGCAAATTAAACATGCGAATTTGCACATTTTACACAAATTCGTTGATTAAACCATAAGAAAAGCAAATTGAATTTCATTTCTTTTTTGCTTTCTTTTCATTTCTTATGGTTACTCATAGACGTTTGCATCATAGGGGAACTGGTCACTGTAGTGGTCCGTGTACTGCCATACTCTGATAGCCGCGTTCGGGTATTCGTCTGCAAGGTCGTTGTGGCTGTTGTACTGGGCTACCCAGTATGGCACGTATGCCGGCAAGCTGTCGATATCGATAAGATGAGCACCTTCTGCGCTGAGCCAGTTCCAGCTTGCATAGATACCGATGTAGGTATAGCCGTAGTCGGTCATTGCATTAAGGAACGTCGAGCAGGTTGCAGTCACATCACCGCTGGTCATGCGGTCTGACTCTGCATCATACCAAATACCAAGCTCCGGCGTTTTATCGTCAAGGTATTCCTGGATCCAGTCATGGACCTGCTCCGCTTCTCGGATAGCTTCGTCATGGTCGCACGCATGAGCATAGTAGTAAATGCCATACTTGAGACCGTGAGCAACCGCATTATTCACGTGCGATACAAACATTTCGTCGAGTGTAGAGCGTTCACCAATCTTGAGGATAACGCCCTCAATGCCCTCTGCCACTACTGCATCCCAGTCTACGTTTTCCTGCCAAGAACTAATATCAAATACTTTCATAATTATTCTTCCTCTCTCAATTCGTCATTATCGTCAAATTCTGGGGCTGTTGGGTTCATCGCTTCGGTGAATCCGTTCATCCATGCCCGTTTCCGGCACTCCATCAGGTACTCCCACGCTTCGGGCATCTCGTGTCTGATTCGGCTTAACTGCTCCGGCAATGTCATAAGGCTTTTCCCCCTCGCCACTGTTCTTCCAGCTGTCCATGATGTACTTCACCATTGCAAGCACGCCTGCCCCGCCCAATGTTGTGAATCCATCCCAGCACGAGCGGATATCGAACTTCGTACCAAGCAAGGCATTGGCAAAGTAGCCGATGGTCCAAAACAAAAACAGGAGCAGAAAAGCCCCTGTTATTGCTTCAATCATATACCGTTGTATCTTCCTCATTGCATCACCGCCCCAGCGCCCATGTAAGCAGGCTGCTGAAAATGCCGCAAGCTGTCATCGATGCGCCTATTGTCCAGCACACATCACGCTTGAACTCGTCAATACGGTGATGTGCTGAGTGCGTAGAGTCTAGGGCGCGTGTAATATCCGTTTTCATTTCGTCCATCATCTTTCTCATTTCTGGATACCCCTTTGCAAGGCTCTCCACCTGAGTCTCTATCCGTGTTAATTTCTGAATCACATCCGGTTCCATATTCTCCTCGCAATCCATAGCATTTTTATCGATTAAAGTATGAACATATCACACGGCGAACGTATTCCCATAATGACTCCTTTCCGAGCATAGAAAAAGCGCATATCTCAAATATGCGCCTGGTCTATATTATTTTGTGAATGCCTTAAGTTCCCGGTCATTACGCTGGCCTTCCGTCTCCGGCTTTTTCTTACGCTTACTGTTCTTCGATGATTTCTTTTCCTGTTGCCCGCGATCCTTTGCAGACTCCTCTGAATCCTCCTTATACTTCTTGAGCGTCTTATCCGTGATGCCGAAGTCATTCAGGTTCCGGCGATTAATTTCAGACGGGTTACGAATGTACTCATCCATAACATCCTTCTTATCCTCAGCCTGCTGCTTGCGGCTATCGTACAGATAACTGTTCACGAAGCTGTTGTTTGTCTCATCCGTACTGCGGAACCCAAGGCCATGGATAATGCGATCATATGCAGTGGTGTATATGCTTCCGACACGATGATGTGTTGTCCTCGTTTCCCCTGCAATGGCCTGCATAATATTGCCGAGTGCCGGCGATATTGCTTTGATAGCCTCAATCGGGTTATGCTCGTGCGCCTGATGGATCACATTGACGATTGTGCTGACCAACGGACCGCCCATCACGCTTGCAATCATTCCCGCAGCGCCTTCCGGTTTATTGCCATAGAACTCACCACTGAACGAATTGGACATGCCAACACGACTCGATACATCGATACCGATATTTGCCAGCACGCCATACAAGACGGTATTAACCAACGCATGCTTGGACGGATCATTACCGGCCCATTTCATAAGTTCAGCTTTCACATCGTTGGCAAGGTTTTCATCCTTGCCTGTGAACAATCCGAATACGAACGACAAGAACTGATTCATCAAATCACCAAACGGAATAGATCCAACAGCACCAGCCAGCAGCAGATATGGCACCAAGAAGCGTGCGCGCTGTGCATTATTCTCAGCTTTGATGACATTATTCCATAGGAACTCGAACTGCATGATCGGATATTTCTTGAACTGAAACATCTGCTGCGTAAGAACTGAACCCGCCCGGATTGCTCCCGGCGTAGATGCTACAGAGTAATCGAAGTTGGCATCAAAGTTTACATCGTTCGCATAGTTGAGCGCAGCCTTTGAAATTTCTTCGCCTTCCTTCGGTTTCATTCCCTTTTCCTCTACGCCCTGGTAGTAACCACCAAGCACGGCTGCTTTACGCATCAGCGTATCGGCCCAAGTGAACGGCTTCATCGAATAGTCAGCGGCCTGTTTGATTTTAGCAACTCCCCTGCGAGATTTACCGTAATCACGACGCTGCGTATAACCACCAGCATCACCCGACAAGTTTACCTCATCCATAACGCCGCTGGCATCGATGATCTTGTTGTCCATTTCGTTTGGCTTAAGCGCTGCATCAAGACCGCGCATTGCATACTTGTAACTGTTCAAGCGCGTTGCCACATTGATGAACTGCATAAAGTTTATTGCAGCCGAAGCAAAGTTTCCAAGACCAAGCTTAGTTACAGCATTGAAGTAACTGATATTCCCCGACAGCGCAAGCGCCGGACGGCCGTTATAATAGTCCGCAAGATTGCGTCCCAAAGCTGTATGTTCCAGTGCCTTATTAAGCTGTTCTTCAATCCATTGTGGATTACCATTCATATCAGAAATAAACTTCTTGATATACTTCGCAGTATTGTTCTTCGGCTCCGCGTTGAAGTCACCGAATAATCGTTCATACGTCGAAATAGCGTCCGGCTTGAAGTGTTCCATAGCCACGTAACGAGACGCGGCGTTGAAGTAGTGAGCGAGCGCCCATGACATATCCTTGTCCCAACCTTCGGCTCCTGTGCGCTTCTGCATGTTACCAAAGAAACGATGGCGTCCTTTCAAGTTAACATGTGCACTGTCATGCAGGAACTGGTTCGCCTGCGTCAGTGTCATTTCCGTATGATCGGCAATCTGTCGTGTCATACGATTGTAGTTCGTATCACCAACGACGACGTTATTGTATTCCTCATCAGACTCAAACCCATGGGGACGGATCACATACTCGCGGTCCGGCATTTCCTTTGCGTACTTATTGGCCAGCTCTGCCGCTCTTTTCAGCGACTCGCCGCTGCCAAGGGAAACAAGTTTCTCCTTGCCTTCATCATCGGTATACTTCTCATACACCATGAACTTATGGAAGAAGTGCGGCACGTAGCCGGTCCGGTTGACCATCGGCTTGATTCTCTCGGTGTAGTCCACTGTATAGAGCTTCTCGCCATCCGGCCCAACTTTTTCGACCTCACTCGTGACAACAATATCACGGTCGCCCTTCATCCCTTTGAACGCGTCCTCTGATACCGTCACATTGGTCACCTCATGTACCTTTGGCCCACGATAGGTAACCAGCACACGGCCGCCTTCCTTCGGCGTGGTTTTCAGGATATCCGAATCACTAAGGAAATGAGATGCCTTGAACGCATCGATAGTGTTGCGGTCAATAGTCTTGTTGCGAACC